AGGCTAAGGTTGAGAATGGTGCTTCTGTAGGGGATCGTTCTTCTGATGCTGAGGTGAAGGTGGAGAATGGTGCTTCTGTAGGTGATCGATTTTCTGATGCTGAGGTGAAGGTGGAGAATACTTTGGCTGCTGAGGCTCGAAATGATGACCGGGTAGAGAAGGATGCCGGAAGTGGTGTTAGGGTTTCTGGGCGGCATGAGGACTCTGCTACGCAGCATTTCCATCATGACTATGTGGACTGGAGTGGTGGAAGACCGCCCTATGAATTGAGATAATGTTTCACTAATTAATAATTGCAATTATGAATAGAAAAGAGATTACTTTGAAGTTTAGCATGGAGCAGGTTTGTAATGATGTACTTGCCAGATGCTTCGCAGTGAGCCAGGGACTGGTGGATGATGCACAGCAGGATATTCGTGCGAACATTGAAAGTCCTGATTCTGATGAGACTCGCAGCATTATTAACCGTGCCGTAACGGAGGCTATCGGTAACTTGAAGGTGGCTGCACAGAGATACCTGACTACCGGTAGAACTGAGGACAACAACAACCTGGAGCGACTGGTGGAATGCGTGAAGAAGTACAGCTACACGGATAACCACAATGGCACATGGACGGAGGTGGTGACTACCATCAAGGATGGCGTGGAGACTGAGGCTACCAGCACCGTGAACAAAAAGGGGCAGGATCGCGAGGAGAATGTTTATGAGACCGTGACGCTGAACCTGGAGATTCCGAACTGGAATATTGCTATGACGGATCCGCTGAAGAGCCACATGCACCGGTATATCGTGGACTATGTGATGAGCCAGTTCCTGATGGATCAGTATGCGGAGAAGGCGCAGCTGTATTCGACTAGCGTACAGGCTGACTACAAGAATGTGCAGAGTGACCTGCTGAGCAGGGATAACTATACAATGAGAAGACCTAGCTTTACTTAAGAAGGGGATTCTCTTCTTTCTTGGGATTCTTTTTCTTTTAGGTGTTTATGGAAGAGCCTTCGCTGGACAGGGGTGGACCCTGGAGGCGAAGGCTCTATTCTGCTTGGAGGGACACGGGGCTTGGAAAGCCCCGGAACGGTGGCTAGGAGGGGGACTTGATTCCTCTTCCGCTTTTTAGAATTTGCCGAAGCGACGGATGACCTCCAGGCGAGTGGCGAAGTACTGGGACATGGTCTTCATTTTCAGGTAGAGGGCTATGCGGAAATAGCGGTAGCTCTTGCTGACCATGTAGCTGGACTTCATATCTCCACAACGACCTAGATAATGCCAATTCTGATTGTCGTGGCTTCCGTATAGCCACATGAGTGGAACGGAATCGGTGGTGAGGGAGTGGAGATAGCCGGTAATGCTGTCGGGGACTCCATCTTCATCGAACTTCAAGGTGCGAGTGACGATGATGCCGTGGTACTGGGTATCATCGCTGTAATCATAGCCCTTATCGAGGCAGATGACGCTACCATCACGGAACTGGATGTAGGGGTGAGGGTAGGAATTGAGGGCCGTGAGCACGTTCTTGATGAGCATGGTACTCCATGCCTGATCTCTGATAGAATAGCAGAGGGCTACGGTATCTGCTGAGGCAGACTTGGTATTGTTGCTGACATCGAGGCAGAAGATGCGTGAGTTCTTGTAGTCGTAGATGACCTGACAACGCTGGAAGAAGTCGATAGGTGACTCAGAGAAGTCGATGAGTTGGCGCATCTGGGATTTGATGAGCTTTGTTTCTTCGGAATCACTGCTAGCATCCAGGAAGTAGTTGAAGAACTTGCCCATGTGACTGACGATATTGAAGAAGGGACCATCAAGCACATCGGACATGGAAGCTATCTGCGACTCGGCTACCCTGTTGGCAGAACGATTTGTGACGAAGAAGACGGACTGATCGAGCTGCGTGATAGATAGCGGATTGGAGCAGACATCACGGCTGATAGGATGGATGCTGCTGTATGTGCCCTGTGCAGATACGTCCATCGCCCAGATACCATCGGTAGAGAATGCCATGAGAGGATATTGGCCGAACTGCCCCTGCGAGAGGGCGCGAGTGGTGGCTGCTATGCCCTGGATGGTTCCGATACCTACCGTATTGATGGCATTGACCGGGAAATAGAAGGCGTTATCAGTCTCGGAGGTGTAGATCTTGTTGGGCAGCTCTACCGTATCATCTACCATATAAGGGAAGGACGAAATGATATACGAGTTAGGGTTGTCTTGGAAATCGCCCATGTGCATGGCTCCATTCAGCTCTTCACACTCTTTCAGGGTGAAGGAGTAGATTATCTCAGTCTGATTAGAATCGACCGTGAAGATTACCATCTTTTCAGCCCTTGGATCCGGATAGAACTTCGGCAGATTGATGATCATGTATTCCTGAATGTAATTTTTATTACTTCCGCTTTCCTGTTCAACATACTTTTTTCCGGACGTGGTGTTGAGGACTGTAACTATTTTGGTGATAGTTCTTAACTCTCTCTTGTAGTATAGCGTTGCTGCAGAAGGGAACATCGTAGTTCGTGAGAAACCGGGGAAAAGCTTTTCCGTGATTCCGAAGAGATTGAGGCGGTGATTATAGACATAGCCACCATTGGCAGTGAGCAGATTGTGGGTCTTGTAATCGTCTTTCATCTGTTCCTGTAGCGAGATATTATATATTGCAGTCTTATCTATTGGTAGTTCACTACTGTTTCTTTCCTTTATCTCTGAAACTGGAAGAGAAGCCACCTTATAGAAGGCAGATGTATTGCGCAACTTGTTGTTGTAGGCATCCTGCGAGATAGTAGGGAATCTGACCGTAGTGATGAAGCTATTCGCTCCATTGTCTCGAACCCATTGTTCAAGTACTGGTCCTCTATTAATCTGATAATAAGACGGTGGGTATATCTCCAGGGAGTTGATCTTCTCATCGGTATCAATATTGGTGATAGGTGGCGTGATAAAAATATCTACTGACTTGATAACCTCGTTCCACTTCTTCAACTGCTCTATATTACCGGCAAGGCTATATAATAGCTTCAATGCACGTGGATAATACATAAATGTGATCTTATTGATGCTGAAACTGAACTTTTGATAGTCGGCATCTACATAATAGACATTATCAACGGTATCATCGAAACCGATAGATCCTTCTACCTTCTCTATGATATGGTGGGTATCTTTGGCGGCTTCTGCATAAGTGATTCCACTTGTAGGGAAAAAGGTGTTGAGGCAATACAACAGATAGCTATTCGGCACCTGGGTAGGCATGAACAGAGGAGCAGAATGCATAATCATGCTGCCATCGAACATGCGATAGCAGTAACGAATCATGAAATTGGCATAGAACAGTCCATTGCGTGCGATGAGACTGTTGGTGCGATGAATGAGGGCATAGATGCTATCTGTGATTTCAGATTGCTTGTCTGCCTTGATTTCTACACATTTATCACCACCCTTGAAGGTTGTGCTGCTAACTTTGATGAAAGCTTCACCGCATGTAAGATTGGTCTGCTGGAAGGCTTCTCTAAATCCCTTGTTACTGGTTTCGGCTGTGATACCACCCAATTCATAATCCAGGGCTTGGTCCCAAGAGTCGAGGGTGAAGCTGAGTTTCAGGAAAGGCGGTTTTTCGCCAAGAAACTCATAATCTCCTTCTGGATCATTATCTTTCTGGAAAAGGGCATAGTATGTGCCGGCAGAAGTGATGATGATGAGGGTATTGCCGACAGAGGTGATGGAGCGGATGGTAACGCCTGCATCGAAGGAAACGATTGTCTTCTTGTCTTCTCCATCGGAATTGTACCAACGTATAACTGGACTGTTGCCGGAAAGGTACATTCCTATGAAATGCTTATAGCTGCCACTTTCGTGTATGTAAAGCAGTTTGGTATCTCCTTCTTGGAATGTCTTAATCTTGTTTTTGAGCGGTGTACCAGCGATGATGGCAGGGCGCAGTGCGCCATCATGCAGCTCTAGATTGCCGCAAAGTGATAGCGCACCGTTTTCTACAGCCATTTCGTCTGGTGTAAGGCTGAGGCCTTTGAAACGAATTGATTGTTGCATAAACTTAGAATTTATTATTTTACATTGAATTATTTATCTGCAATGAGCGAAATCAGCCCTGTTGATGACAGTAAGAGCCTGATATTCGACACTATTAATACTGATGGTCTGGCACTGATCAGACACGATAAGGTCTATCTCTGTGGCATTGGTGGAAACGCCGCTAATAAAGGCAAGCATGTGTCTGACAGTATTCACGCTGCATCCATGTAGCTGGCCTTTCCTGCCGGAGAGCAGGATGGAGTCGGGGAAGGAATCGGTCTTGATGATGTACATCTGGCCATCCATGAAGCCGAAGCTGATCTTATCGCCCCGGGATAGCCCAAGAATCTTGCAGGGTTGTGTGCGGAGGGTGATACGGCCATTACGGTTGATGGTGAGTCCACGCTTCTTACAGCGTGGACGGTTGAGGATGATGAGTTCATGTTCTGTCTGCATAGTCTTTTGGTTTATGGAGCCAGAAACGGAAGTAATCGTTTTCGGCATCCTGATTGCGTACCTTAACATATTCGCGCGTGACATAGAAGTGCTGCTTCTGTACGGTAGGGTTCAGCTGGTAGTCGTAGAGCATAGCGGCAGGCTCTATGCGGCCATCGAAGGTGATCTCATACCAGTAGCGATGAAGAAAGAACCATTTGCGCCTACGGACCTCCTGAATGGTGGTGTAGTTGCTCTTATCCACCCGACATGGAACGATGCTCCAGGAGCCATCCTGCCAAGTCTCCCGGGTCTCTATGGTTTCTCCCTTCTCGTCTTTTACTTCTTCGGTACTGTATGACTGCTGGATCTTGACGATGAGGCATACATCATTGACAAATACCTTTGCCATCTTGCGGTGGCAGAGCATGACGTATCTGCCTTTCCGGTCTCTGAGGAGGTCACGCTTCTTTCCTGGTCTATTGATGACGCATACGGTAGAGAGATACTTTCTGCGGATCATGGTAAGGATCTTGGGGAGATTGGCCTTGGCGTGCATGCGGTCGATGACCTTCTGGACCTTATCAAAGTTCTTCTCGGCTTCCGTCTGCTTGATGGTAACGGCCTTCTGTTCACGTATCTCCTTGACCTTTTCGCGTACCTGCTTGGTAGTCGGCACTTCGAGAACGTGACCGGTCTTCTTGTCGAGTTTGAGGTTTGACTTCTTTTTCATACTGATATAGTTTAGATATTACCTGTATTCTTGATGATGATTTCCAGGTTGTAATCATCACAAATATCCTTGCCGTTAGCCATACGGTGATTGAAGGTGCAAGGTATTCCCTTCTTGTAGAGAGGGCACTGGAAGCAGTGCTCAGGGATTTCGCCCAACTCGGTGACGTGGGTTTCTTCGCTTTTCTTCTTGCGATGGGTGAACTGTACTACGTAACCGAAATGATCGTATAACTGGCCAGGTATAACCGGTGTGACTTCTCGGAGCGATGGAAGCTTGTAGCCCATGCGCTTGATAAGCCAGAGGCGAAGGCATAAGAGGATTTGCTTAAAATACTTTTTCATATTGCTAAATATTTACTTCAAAATTGATGTTGCGAAATTATGCTTTTTAGATGTAACAGGAGTGATAAGTTGCGCAACTTGGTTCTGTAACGACCAAATTGCGCAAGATAGCTGTTTACTTTTCAGATTCCTCGTCTGATTTCTGGTCAGGCTCCTGGTCAGAATCCTCCTTCTTTACAGGAACCTTATGCTCGAAGACATCCATGATCTTGGTTTCGCTGAGGCTCTTCACCTCATAATCGATCATGGTTTTGCCCATCACCTCACCTACATAGCGCTTGGCACGATCAAGGGATTTTGCCTGAACGAGGTAGTTATAGTAGGAACGCTTCTCCTTTTCGGTCTTTTCATCAATGGTGATAAAGGCGAGGCGAGCCTTGAACCAGAGATCATCATCATCAACGTCTGAGAAGAAAATCTCTCCATAATTTGCCCGGTTGATGTTGGCAACTTTCAGTTCTCCTGAAACATAAGGCGCCATCTCCTCGATGATGCTTGCCTCTGCCTCGGTGAAGGATAGGGCATCTACGGTATAGAGTTCGGTGACGGCCTTCTCGGAGCCATCTTCCATGGTCTTCATGTAGCGTACCTTGCACTCGAACCATGTAGAGGTGCGAGAACGGAGTGAGTTTGTTTCTTTCTTGTCTGTCATAATCTTAAATCTTTAATTTGTTATACATTATTTAATGGATAGCGCTGAGGCTATTGCTTGTTTTCTATGGGCGGCATTCCCTTGGGTGGCAGGTATTTCTTAGCCTGATAATACATCACACCGCCCTGGCATCTGCGTAGATAGTCGTTATATTCTATCTTTGCCAGATTTTCATCTTGTGAGGAAAATACGGAATGAGCCATTGCACGTGGGTATCTCTCCATAATGTGGTACTCGATGATGTAGCCCTGCTTGATGTACTGAGCATCCTGCCATTTGGTGAGTAGGGAATCTATCTTGCTCTCTGACTTCTTGATGGCATTGTAGAGGTCATAGATCTTTTGCTGATCAGCCCCCGGTATTTTCTTAAGCTGGAAGTACTGCCGGGAGCTGGCGCGAAGCTGGGCTACCTCCAGGAAGAAGCTGCCATTGTCATCCTCCGGCACATCATTTCCGTCAGCATGGAGAATGATTTCATCTACTCTCTTCTCCAGTTCGATGGATTTTTTGAGCAGGTCTTTATCGCGAGATTTCCAAAACTCTCGCTGGTTGGTTCGCATTTCTGCGACCAGCTTGTGGAATGCTATTGCTTTTTCTTCGCTCATATTACTTGATACCTAATGTTTGCTTGATTTTTCTGATACGTTCTTCCTCCTGAGGGAGAAGATTGCCATTCTCATCCACCTGACATAGCTGTTTGAGATTGTTGCTTCCTTTGGACAAACGTACCCATTTGTGGCGGCCATCATGCTCTAGCTGACGGTTGCGATGCTGTGCCTCACGGAGGAGGCGCTGCAGGTGCTCTTCGTGGGAGACCTTGGAAACTTCATTTTGTACTCTGTTATAATGCTACTTGTCTTCTGATTCTGAGTTCAATATCTCAAGGCGAGCTTTCAGGGCATCGAAGTAGAGACTCATACCGTGATATTGTGACAGCAGTAATGCACCCTGTTCCGGTCCGATTTTCTTGGCAATATTTGCAAAGCCATTATCCTGGATAAACTTATGGAGTTTCAGTAAGCGTATTCTCAACTCTTTGAACTCGATTTCCAGGCGGTCCTTGAAGTCTTCGGCTATCTGGTATGACTTCTCGAACACATCCTTTGGGGACCAGGAATCGTATGTGCTGCCATCTGGGTTGGTGTACTGGACGTGATAGCCTTCTCTCCATGTGTCGCCGACATTATTGGCTCTTGCAAAACCTTTCTCTACTGCGTCAAATTCATTCATCGGTTCTGCCTTTACCGTTTTGGTACCTTTGTACTGCTTTAAAGTTGTTTCTTCCATAATTTTTGTGTTTTATGATGTTATTATATGTTCATACTAATCTCTTTGAAATGCTACTGTTTCATGTACCACCTCGCTTTCTTTGTTAGAGGAATGAATGCCGGACGACTCTCGTCTTTCCGAGCGTCAGATTAAAAATTATTAAGTGATAACATTGAGCGCAAAGATACAGTCTCAAATGTGTTGAACTTGATGTTGTTTGCCGTTTGCGGATCATTCATTCGCTGATTAAACACCTGCTCTAGAGGGCACATTTCTGGGCTTGCTCATTGAGCTGTATTACTTTCTTGTAATGTGCTGCAGTGGCAGGATCCTTGAAGATGTGGGCCAGCTTCTCTGTGTCGAAGTTTCTAGCTGGTTTCTGTCTTTTAGGACGCTTGGCAGCGATGCCAAGTAGCTGGTTCTGCAGGCTCTTTTCCCGGTATGCCTTAAACTTATCCGGATGGGCTTTTCTCCATTCTTTTTGGTAGGCCAGTATCTTTTCCTTATTCTTCTGATACTGCCTTCTTTTCTCCGGATACCGTTTCTGGTACTCCCTCCACTTTTCGGGGTGCTTGGAATACCACTCCTTGCTATACGCTTTCATCTTCTCTTTATGTTTGAGATAATAGGCGTGGCGAGTGGCACGGATCTTTTCTGTTCTTTCTTCCAGGGTCATATTACTAAATTTCTCATTGTTTCACATTTAACTGTTTGGCCACTAACTTTACTAATCTATCCTTCATTTTTCCATGAAGTTCAGGATGCATTACCTTTACAGCAGCTTTGGCATCCAGCAGATTATTATGTTTCTTAACAGCCTTATGATATTTATTCATAAAGGAGTCTAAGTTTTCAAAAGCCTCATTTGCTTCATTAACAAAATTGCTATCAGAGGCTCCTTCTACTTGTGAAACAACCTGTTCTTTGCAAAACATAATTGCATCGAACTCTTCTTTTGTTATGCTAACATTCATACGCTACTTGAATTTTATGATGAAAAACTCTTTGTTTTCGAACTCCTTAGGGCATAAGCCGGGCTGGGGCTTGCCGATGGTGATGCTCTCGATCTCCTTCTCTATGCGTGGACAATCCATGCGGTAACCGTTGATGAAGAGGACGTGAGTATAAGGTTTTGCGATAAAATGGTTACAACGTATCATCAGTTTTAGATAATCAATATCTCCGCTTATCTTTTTATCCATCAAATACTTCGTAGGATTTTTTGCAAAAACATCATAAAGTCGAACTGTCCAGTAATCCTTAATCGTCCGATATTCTTCTGTCTTTTCACCGGAAACGATCATATCGAACCATTGCTTGGAGACAACGAGATTCAGAACATTCTTCTTGGCTTCGGACAGATACTTATCCATGGCCTTAGTTAATCTTTCCATACGCTATTACTTTTTTGGGGACCAGCGATAGAATCGCTGGGAACGGTGGTGAACTGGGGTTACTTCGGATTCTCTATCAGAAAGCCGATGCCGGAATAGACGTTGCCGAGCTTATACCAGGACTGGCTTAAGGTCATGATGTAGCTGCTGAAAGCGTTCTCTTTTATATCAAGCTCGAAATCTTCATCTACATCTGGCTCTCCTTTTCGAATATAGCCCTTGTTTGGGGTATAGAGTAATCTATGATATGAACCAGACTCGCAGATATAGAGACCACAATCCTTCCAGTCGGAACTCCAATACCCTGGCTTGTTGACGTAGCAGAGCATCACATCGCCATCATAGACTGGAATATGATACTGCTTTTCTTTTTTCTCGCCAACGTAGTTCTTACTATCTACATTGTCTGCCTGTCGGATGACATTCGCAATATTATAGCCATTAGCTATAAAATCAGCAATATCAACATACGATCTTTGCTCTTTGAGGTCAAATTCCTGCTGGCTATATTTGCCATCTTTATTGAAGATTACAAGTATTTTTGTAAATTCATCGCCAAAATTGACCATTCTCAGAATTACGCAATTATTCATATAAGACGCATAGGCTTCCTTAGCTAAAGTCAGAATACCTTCCAGATATTCCTTTGTTTTAGCATCAACTAGCCAAAACTGACCTTTCTTTATTTTTTGCAAGTAGGAATACATATCCATTGCATCACGTTCGTCTATTCCGTGTTTCTTGCAAACTAGCATAAACTTATCTGGATAAACTGATGATACCATTCGTACTAATTGATCCATGAACTGCATGGACTTCAAATACTCATTTACATTTATTTCCATTTTCTTAATTTCTTAAAATTCGACATTTCGTTATCTTGTTGGCACAATGGGGTTGGGATTCGTTCAGCGCTATGGTGATGCGGCTCTCTAACTCTGATTGTGTCTCACGTTCTTTACGCTGTGGGGGGGTGAGCAAATCGCCTATGACTTTGGCACCCGATGAGAAATACATGATGATCTTCATATTGCTTCTTTTTTGGTGAAACTACTTTTTGATGTTATGGTTCCTCCTCCTGATTATCTTGTTTCTGCTTCCAGCCTTGGCAGGCTGGCTCCCAGAAGAAATGGTGGTCGAAGAAGCGAGAGCAGGTGCCCAGGCGCTTGGACTCTTTTCTGAGGGTGAAGAAACGGCAGTTCTTGCACTGCTTCTTCTTGTTTCTTGTCATCAGCCACAGAAAGAGGACTGCTGTGGCGATGAGGAGCATCATAAAGATGATGAATGTGAGTTCTGATTTCATTGTTACTTTTTCTTTTGGGTGATTTTACTTAATAGCTTCTTGTTAGCCTCGGTGTCTGGATCTGAGTGATAGACCATGCTGACTGACTGCTTGGCAGACAGGGGGACGTGCTGCATGTAGTCGTTGACCTGCTGCATCACTTCTTCCAGGGAGCGGCAGAGGACGTATTTGTAGCCGGCTGCATCCCAGTATGCCTGAAACTCCTTCTGATGGGCTGACTGCTGGTTGGTGTGGCCGTACTTCAATTCTATGCCCAGAGCGTGATAGAAGACCTTGTGGGGGCTGAGATCTCCGATGTTCTCTTCTCGGAAAGATGGGAGTGCAAGGATGAGGTCGGGAACGCCCGCAACTACTCCTGCTGCAGCATTGATGGCTATCTTCTTGCTGGAGGATTCTGCCTCGTTCTTGGGATGGAAGAACAGATGCCAGAAGGCTGGGTACTGCAGACGGAACCATTTTACACATGCTATCTGCAATGCGCCCTCACGCTGTTTCTTGCGTGCAGGAGGGTTCTTCTCACTTTGTTGGTTACTGCCATTAAGAATGGCTTCTAAATCTTCTTTCTTCATAATCGTATGAATTTTAATAGTTCTGTTTACTTAATTGCCGAGGATACTTTTGAGATAATCTTGTGTCTGATCATCCAAGTCGGCTAGCGACTGTTCTTCTTCTGCTACTGATGGGTTCCAGACGATGCCTAGCTGGGCGAGCGTGCCATTTTCGTAGGCTTGCTTTAGCATTTTTGCCATGGAGCCGTTTGGATCCTTTGCAGCGTATTCTATGTAGCTGAGGTACTTTTGCCTGAGGGCTTCGGTTTCAGCCTTCTCCTTGGCTTGCTTTGCCTCTTCCTTCTTCTGTAGGCGTGCTTCTATCTCCTCGCTGGTTTCCTCATGCTGAGGCTGAGGAGGGGATGGTGGAGGGCTTGGCTGCTTTGGAGTGGACTTCTTGGAGGCTGAGGCTTGGATGGTAGGGTTATCGAAGGTACCTTCCATCAGCTGCTCGTAGTTCTCGGGGTCGAAAATCCAATTGAAGGAGATATAGCATCCTCCATCTTTGCGCCCTGATAGCAGATCTGAGTCTAACGCCTTGCGTAGCATCGGCTCGATGTCTTCGAAGGAGTAGTCTGAGATAAACTTGGCTACCATCTTCTTGCGGTCGGGCGTCATCTTGGATATAGGCTTAACCCCGGTACCAAGAAAGAGACGGTTAAAAAGTCGAAGGACTTCTGAGAATTGAGCATCCGCATCGTGCAACTTTTTTTCTTTTTCTTTTTTTTGTGTGGGGGTGGGTGCTCTCTTTTGCCTTCTTTCTTTTCTTTCTTTCTTTTCTTTGTTAGGGGGTTCGGGGGAAAGGCTTTCTTTTGTTTCTTTCGTTTCTTTCTTCCCTTTTCTCGCAAGTGTGCCCTTGTCTGTGCCCTTACTTGTGCCCTCATCTGTGCCCCTGATAGCTGCGGAATCTTCTGAATCTCCTTTATTTAAAGGGGTTTCGGGAGTGTTAATCTGTGCCCCTATCTGTGCCGTAGCTTGTGCCCTTTGCTGTGCCCCAGTTTTCTGCTGTGCCCTAGCTTGTGCCCTTTGTTGTGCCCCATCTGTGCCCTTGTCGGGTGGTTGACCCACCAAAACTATTTGGCTATCAGGTGTTTGTGGCTTTTTCCTCTGTGCCCTAGAGTGTGCCCCTATCTGTGCCCTATCCTGTGCCCTTACGTCATTTCGCCATGGTATGATGCAGTGGGAGAGGGGATGCAAACTGTTAATGTACACTATGGTTGAGGCTCTAGGCGAAGAACATTTTGTGATGATCTTGTCGGCAACCAGCGTATCTATTGCTACTCTGATGGTCTTCACCGTGGTGCGTAGCTGCAGGGCAAGATCGCGATAGGAGAGTGTTACAGCACCTGCCTCGTTGTGGACCGAGGAGAGGAGCAGGTGGATAAGCACCTGCACGACAACCGGGCGATGGAAGTATCTCCATTGCAGCAGTTCGGGAGTCAATATGTAGCCATCTGATTTCATTTACGTTATTTTATTTGGAATATATTACTTTACCTTGATCTATTCTATGTAGTTTCTGCCTCTATAGCTCTAAATGGATTGCCAAGTATTGGAATTTCATTATCATAAGTATTACTTCTTATCGGACATGAAGCGTAGATATTTTCCCTTCCGTTATAATCAACTGCTAACCATGCCATAACTATTCCTCCACTTTTACACCGAAAGGAGTACCATCAGCAAATGTGTCGTCTTGATAGCTATTTTTTGAAGCCAGCAGGATGGAGCTATTATCCTTATCTGACAAGCCTACATAGTAGTCATCAACATAAACGATATTGAAATAACCTTCTTTGCATTTTATCCACCCGAACGGCTGGTGCTTTTGCATCTCCTGCCAGCACTCTTCTGCATCCTTGAAAGGTCGGTACTTTGGCTCGGGCTTGATTCGGTAATCTTTATAATAAGTTACTAAGTGGTCTAAACTAGCTACGTTAGTATCATACCATTCTCTATTAATTGTTTGATGTTGTATAGTTTTGCCATCTACAATAGCTTGTAGAATAGGCATAATTTTTTTAAGAATCTTTATATCCATAATTCAATCCTCCAGCTCTTTAAGTGCATTTTTAATCTGCCAGTCACTCTATTCGCATGGAAGATGCTTTCTGTGGTGGACGTAGCACTTATGCTTAAGGCAGTACTTGCCGTTGATGCAGTTGCGGCCATCCTTGCATAGAAGGCATTTCCGGAGTGCGTAGTTATTATTTGGTGATTCGCTCATAATAGTAGGTTACTATCTGGTGCTCGTTTGGCTTGGAGCCATTGTTGCGCATGGTGAGCGTATCTACAATCTCATCGTATGTACTCTGAGACATTTTGGCTACCACGTTTTCATCGTGTATGCCCTGGGATAGCATCTTGATGCCGGTGAAGATGATGCAGCTCCACAGGCTGACGCATAGAATCATTTTCAATTTCTTCATAATCGTTCAATTTTAAAAATTAGTGGACGGTCAGGGATTCGAACCCATCGTCTTCTCTGCTTAGTCCTTTTTCGCAGATATCTAAAGACAAATAGTAATCAAGAATATCAATTGGATTTTTAATAATGGACATCGCCCCCAATGGGCAAAGACACTACCGTCCGTGTTGTAGGGTAAAGGATGCCTGGATGCAGATAAATTGCAAGAATCATAAAGAGATCGCCAGTCTTCGCATATTATCTGGTATATCCAGGCACCCTTTGAACCTTAAAAAACTAAATAGAATCAGCTTGTCACTTACTCACGCAACCGACAGCATATTTTTCAACAAAAATACGTTATATATATCAATTAATGTGTCCGGATGGATGTTTCACGAAGTCCTGAACCTTGTTGGCACAAGCATCCAGCTCTGAGATACGGAGGTGGCATCTGGTGGGCTTGCCTTCCTCGTTGTATTTCCAGTGCTCATGGACATATCCCATTTTTACCCATCTTTCTACGTTTCGCCTGCCGTAGGTGTTGAACGCCTTGGCCTGGCTCACGAAAGGCCGCTTGCCAACAGCCTTTCCCAGTTCCTCCTGCACCACGTTACGGATGGCAGACAGGAAGGTGTCGAAGGACATCATCTTATCCTCGAACTGAATTTGTACTACCTGGTTCATATCTTTTGTTATTTGATTCGTGTTACACTTATTGTTTTCTTCACTCTGTTGGTCTTGGTCTTGAACTTGCGTTCATAGATGAGTCCGAGATCTGTGCAGGTGGTTTTGACCGATTGCAGTCTGTCGATGGGAAAATCTATGGATTCTCCTTCGGACAGATCTCTGATAACCGATCTGAGTGGAGTCTTGTTTCTTTCTTTTGCCATATCTATACCTTAATTTATATTAATACCTGTTCCATAATGGAGTTGATGGACTCCTTGATGGTCTGATTGTCACTTTGTAGATTTCTTGCGCATCTTCCGGTGATGAGGTCGATGAGTACTCCCTTGATTTCTTCATCCGTCAGATCCGTAAATATGTTCTGCTTGAATCTTTTCGTATAATAGCTTTGTATCTCCTCCATTGACATTTCGTCTAAAACATCTTCTGGCTCAACTTCTATACATACATCAACATCAGTCGTAACAGTCTTACTTATATACATTATTTGCCTCCTTTCTTGATAGTGAATCTTCTACTATGTTTTCTCCCTTATATTCTTCCTGATGAGTCTGAATATAGTTTCTGATGCTGTTGCTAGTCAGGTCGAAGCATCCTACGAGATAGGATAGACCGCACTCATTTCCGTTCTTCTCAGCGATTTCCTTAGCATCGGCTATTCGCTGGGTGATACTTGAGCAGATAGAGGTGAAGAAATCATTTTCCTTCTGCTCCTCATCTTTCTTCTGCTCTTTGTCATGTATGTAGGAGCCATCCTTGATGCCTAAGTATTTTTCTGCGAAATACTTTACATCAATAATATTGAATCCTTGCTTTCTGTTTGCGAAATCAAAATCTGTTCTTAAGATTCTACGATTGCAGTAGTCGCTTAATACATCATTAGATATTCCAAAGAGAAAGCATACTTGATCTCCTGTGAGGAAACTGCCAACCTTTTCTTCTATGGCTTTCCAGTCAATATGAGTTATTTTCTTATTTTCCATCATTTTTCTCCTATTTTATTTGGCATTAATTTATTTATTTATTAACTTTGCAGCCGAAACTTTTGAAGTAATGGCTTTGTTTGGGTGAACCGCTATCACCATAAACACGTAAAAGCTAGAATTTAAGCCCCTTCCGCAACAAGGGGCTTTTTTTGATGTATCGCAACGAACAGATAGCGGATGTGCGATATTCCATCGACCGAATGGTCGAGAACCTCAAACATTGTTTATTATGGATAAGGTTTCAAAAGTAAACAAGAAGGGAGTGATATTCCGTCATTACGCTCGTAAGAAGGACGGAACAGTTATTCGCCCACGTTTTGCCAGATGCCTGGTAATACCTGTTGACGATTAAGTCTCTTCTAGTTTCAGGGGAGGAGTTGCGGCCTTCCCTTTTTCTCTTTTATCCATCATCGGTTATCACCGATTCCAGAAATATTTTCTTTCCTTCCATCATTTTTCTCCTATTTTATTTGGTGTTTATTTATTTATTTACTTTACGGTGCAAAAGTACAATAAACTTTTTGAAAGTGTATAGTTTAGTGGGCATAATTAATACTTATTAACTCACTTTGTTGAACATTTAAAGGATTTTAATATGAATGTGCAAAGAATAGTGGACATCATAACGTCCAGCAAACTGAGCAAAATTGATATTGCTTCTAAGATGAAGGTTAGTCGAACCACGTTGGATAACCTCCTGAATGGTGCTGATGTGAAAGTTAGTACAGTTGAAAACCTTGCCGAAGTCCTTGGTGTAGATGTAGCTGAATTTTTTAGTTCAGAAAAGAAAGCGCCTTCTTTGGCCAATAAGAGTTTAGTAGATATGAATGAATTGGAACGAGAAGTAATAGCTCTAAGGGCGGAGAATAAGGTGCTGAGGGAGATTCAAGGTCTTTCGGCTAGAAGCCAGGTACATGTAGGATAGTTAAGATAAGAAAGAAATGAAGAATTTTATAAATTGCTATTCTAATGGCAATGTAACAGTTTTAGGAATCACGATAGGTGACGATTTTCAGCACGTAATGGAAATCGCTTCTTTATATGATGGCAAAACTGATATGCTTGAAATTATTATCCCTAGCTACAAGATAAATGATAATCTGTATGTTTCAATATTATATAAATTCGACAATAATAAATGTGTCGATATAACAATTGAAAGTTGTACAGACAGAACTGTAAATGTATGGGATGCTGTAAATGTATTAATGGGAATGCTGGATTCCAATTTGTTTGTTATTAACAATTCTTCATCGAATCATGATACAATAAAATATGGATATTTGAACCCTTTGTTGAGTATATCAATTTTTACCCACTTCAATCCCGTTTATCGGAAAATGACTGCAGTTATGCATATAACTAGTAGGTATTGGGAGTGCTTTGGGAATAAATTGAACTCTAAAAGTGTTATGAATAAAATTTTTCATCTTTATAAAGTTGATACTTTGTCTGGTAGAAATTGGATCAAATATTACTATATGGTGTTAAGTATGATTGTAGCCTCTGGAGTGATCTGTTGTTGCTTTGTTTTTGCATTGAATGGTAAAACAAACGAAGATTGTTACAAAAGATATACTTTGCATCAAAAGTTTGTTTTGGACAATGAGACTGGTAATGTATATTATATTAGCACATCTTATCCTCCAAAGAAAGTATTTGATCCTTCTTTATTAAAATAAGAATATGACAATTAATTAAGGGTGAAATGATAATTATGACGGACATAGAAGATTGTAAATATGATATAGACAGAAAGTTGAGGCTTTCAAAAAAGTTCTTTTGCTTTGGTCTAGTGACCTTCTGCATAGGTTTCTTGATGATTGGCTTTGCAATAGGTAGGTTGTCATCTCCTTCAAGTAGTGCTGAGGCTGATGCCTTCCAAACAGAGGTAACTTCAGGAGGCAAGGTATATGTTTCAGATAGCCCAGGTTCCAAGCGATACCATAAGGATCGGAATTGTCAGGCATTAAAGCGAAGTACAGGCCATATAACTGCTACTGATGAGGCTAATGCCATCGTTCAGGGCAAAACATTATGTGGTTGGTGTGGAAAATAAAAAAATGAAATAAGATGAAAAGATATAGTATTTATTTTCTAGCACTCTTATTTATTGGTGTGCTATGTTTCTTAAGTTCATGTAGCAAGGAGTCGTTGGATGGAGAATCTGGATCGACTGCAGTGGTATGGGATCAATCATCATATAATGTGAGCAATCTCATGGATGTGTCTGTTGCTACTTCTTCACCTTCTAGTGACAAGGACTTCAATTTAAAACTAGCTTTAGAGGATTCCAAGCATTCCAAGAAGCAGCTTTATTTGAGTTGTACGAACTATATCTATGGTGAAAAAGTTGATTTGACCACAGATAAATATTCTTCTCAGATACAATTTACCGATGGTCAAAATACGTATAGAGTTACTGGAGGAAGCTCTAATGTTAAGGCTGGTAGTTATTATAAACTGACTAGAAAGGGAAATCATATAGAACTTATAATTGATCTTGTCTATTCAGGAGATAATGGCTATGAGCATACGTTAAAGGTAAAATATGGTGGTGAACTTCCATATAGCGATTATCTCCCTTCTGAGAACTGGCAAAATGAGCCTTCTTATCATTATACGTTTAGCTATGATGAGGCTCCGTATAGCTATTGGGGTTTTGCAAGTTGGGGAGCCGGTCTTTTTAGATGTGAAATAGCAAATAAAAGAAGTAATGGAGGTTTTCAGATTTGTATAAATCAATTTGAATATAACGAAAAGATTGATTTGGCAGATGCTAAGAATGCCGCTGAAATAACGTTGAGCCTGAATAATAAAGATACAGGAAAGGACGAGTATCATGTATGGTCTTATAATTCGATAATCGAAGGTAGCTATATCTATATGAAGGAAGGAGAAGCTTCTTCGCAAGACGAAGTGACCATTGATGTTAAGTGCAAGGATAAGGATGGCACAGTTCATCATATACAGGCAGAATATAATGTTTTTAAATAATAAATCATAAGTTGTTGCAGAATTGTTGCATCTGGCATATTTAGTATATTAGTAAATAGGAGTAAATATGACAATAACGCTTATCATTAACAGCTGAAAATTGCAAAGTGTTGATAATTAGGTGTTTTTGCTCTAAAGCTTGATTCTTAGATGTTTGAAGGTGCTTTTTTTTGTTGTGTTTGACACGTAAAACACGCCAAAAACGAACGATTGTTGCAAAACAGTTGCAAAAAATAAAGTGATATGGCAACATTTAAAGTTATAGTATCAAAGAAACGATCTGATGGTTATTATCCTGTTTACATTCGTATCTTGCATAATCGTCAGAAGTTGTTAGTTAAGACCGATAAGTTTGTTGGTGACAAGGGATTGATCAAGAGTACAAAAGAGGTGAAAGACTCTTTTGTGCTAGCATCCTGTATGACCATAATCAATGAGTGGATTGAAAAATTGAATAAGATAGATATAACAGGCTGGACGGTTTATCAGGTTAGGGAGTATCTGCTGTCTTCGTCACAGGATATTTGCTTTTCAGACTTTGCACGTTCCTTTATAGATTCACTTAGCGGAACATTACAACATACGACTCTTCTTGTCTATGAGGGTGGATTGCATAATCTTGAAAATTTTGCAGGAACAAATAAGCTGATGTTTTCTCAGATGACTGTACGCTTTCTGACAGAATGGCTTAAAAGCCTAGAGAATAAGAATAGCTGCAAATGCTATTATCCAACTCTGATGAAGCGTATATATATGGAAGGTATAAGGAAGTATAATGATGAGGAAGCAGGTTTGATGCCAATTAAGTACAATCCTTGGAATAAGATCAAGATAGAGAAAATGACTGTACCTAATAAACGAGCTATTACTTTAGAGGAGTGCAGGAGTTTCTTTGCGGTTACACCAAAATTCGAAGGGCAAAAGCTGGCTTTAGATGTATGTAAGATGATATTATGCTTAGCTGGTATAAATGTAGCTGATCTTTTGGATATGAAGAAGGAATGCTACTATGATGGTATCCTCCATTATGAGAGGAAAAAGACAAGAACGCATCGTAGTGATAAGGCCTATATAGAAATGAGGGTTCCTGAAATGCTTTACCCTACTTTGGAGAAATATCTATCAAAGTCGAATGATCCTTATCTTTTTACGTTTCATACGAGATATTCCACTTCCCGGTCAATGGGCACGAATTTGGGTATTTATATTAAGAGTATCTGCAAAAACTATCTGGGTATGCCTGATGATGAGTTTTATACACCTTATACTTTTCGCCATACTTGGGCCACTATCGCACAGAATGATATAGGTGCCAACTATGCAGAGATAGGCTTTGCAATGAACCATGCAACTACTCATAAGATTACGAGCGGTTATGTAAAGCCGGACTTCTCCAGAGCCTGGGAACTGAATGAGAAGGTGGTGGAGAAGGTCTTCTTCACCAATGATCCGAGCAGACGAACGCAGGAGTATCATGCTCCTGTATTTGAAAAAGTAGAGGAGACGTTTGAACTTTGTGCTGATGCCTACTTTATGGGCGAGGTGGTTGGTCATGTGGATGGCAAGGGCTACCGGAATACGGATGACATTATACGGCAACTGATGGATAATATCAATGATACCGTGCCTAAGAACTGTACTATACAGATTAAGGTGAAGAACGTGACCAAGAACCAGACTAAGTACTTTGAGCGGATGCGTGACATGAAATAGATATGTTAAATCTGTGTTAAACTCCTGTAAAAGTTTGGTTATATCCAAACTTTTACGTACCTTTGCAGCAGAAAAATAAAAACAATCGTTAAGCCCTCGACATCACGGTTAAGTCATAAAATATGAAAAAGTCTATTGATACTTATGTTAAGTCAATCGCAAGTGACAACAAGCAGTTTATCCTCGAAGGTGGATATGAGTCTGTAGCTGATTACATTATCAGCGATGCCGACAATGGTATTGGCTATAACGAATATTTTGATGATTCAGAACTTGATGAATCTGGAGAGCCAACTGAGGAACAGATTGATGAGTTGAAGAAATATCTTAACGACAACTATAATTATCTTCCATAATGTCAACACTAAAGGCAAAAGAAGTTATCAAGGAGAAGGGCATGACCATTGAGGAAGTAGCCAGCAAGATGGGAATCACCAAAGGTACTTTATCTGCTGCCCTCAGTGGTAACCCGACAGTTGGCTATCTTACAAGAGTAGCTGATGCTATAGATTGTGATATTACGGATTTGTTTAGATAAACAAAATGTGGGTCATAATTGGTTAAAATAATTTAATTTATGACTAATAAGGGTTAAAATCTAGCGGTTTTACCCATTTTCCTGACAGAGGGCAGTCTTCTTTAAAGTAGCGAAAAATTTAGAGAGGGCTGCCCGATTTGCGTTTTAGCCATTATTAACAATTTTGAGATTCTTGATATTGATGGTGGTTTCCTGCTTCTCGAAATCATCTTCAAGCTTCATGAATGTTTCTTCTACCGACAGATTGCGAGTTTCATCGCTATTGAATGAAACTGACTGCAATTTTGGTGCTGCATAGGGTAGGAACTTTGCTACCATCGCCAAGCGACCGGCTGGCTCCTGTATAGAATATAGATCATTCTCCAGAGAATATCCATTCTCGTTACTGCCATTGAGATAGCCTACAATGGCATCACGGAGGCTTTCCCTGACACTTTTCGTGACCTTATTGGGTGTTCCAGCCTTACGTCCACCAGTCTTTTTTCTTTTGCTCTTTGGATTTGATTCATTATCTTTCTGTGCTGCCATATTACCTAATTATTTGATGTTACTGATAGTTTTCTGGTGCAAATATAGCGAAAAAATGGATAAGTAGGTGCTCGACTTGCGCAATTTATCAAAAAACTTAGCGAAAAAGGCATTACTTTTACACTGTTTAAACATTTAAAATCGATTTTTATGGGACTTATTGGAAAAATTGCCAAGGGGCTTACCGGCTCTGTAGGCGGAATCTTAGGCGGTGTAGCCACAGCTGCAGGTGGACTGATGGCTGCTAAAGCCCGAAACAAAGGATATGATCAGTATATCCAGATGTATCAAGACCGATTGCAGCAGGTGAAGGATCACCGTGACAACTTGTATTATCAGGATCCTACGCAGACAGCGGAAAATCAGGTAGCCGTGACCAATGCCCAGCAGGTATTGGATAACGCTACACAGACAGCCAGGAACACCAATATCGTGAGTGGTGGAACTGATGAAGCGGTGGCGCTGAGCAAGCAGGCTGCTCAGGAGCAGGTGGGCAAGATGATGCAGGAAGCTGCCGTACAGGGCGCTCAGACTAAAGAAAATGTGTGGAATAATGCAGATTCGCAGATAGACCAGATGACTAACTACATCGCTACTGCCAAGCGTGACAAGGCACTTTCGAAGGCGCAGGGTATCACGGATGCCACTAGCGGACTGGCAGGTGCAGCAAGTAAGTTACCTATTTAAGAAAGGAGGATGTTATGGGATTTACATTAGATGATTTAACTCCTAAGCGTCCGGCTACTGCCGTCACTCCTGTTACTGATTTCCCTGATGATAATGTGGTGAAGCCGGAGGTTGCAGCAACAGTTCAGACCACTGCAGCAGAACCGGGAAAGGGTACAGCCATAGATACGACCGGTATTACTGGAAATGGTAGCAAGGAATCTTTTGCCCAACAGCCAACCGAGGAAGTTACCAAGGTGGAGCCTAATCAGGGTATCAAGATAGACTGGAGCAGACCTTACAGCGAGATAGAGCAGAATCCTCTCTTGCGGCAGATGAAGCCTTATGACATCATGCGAGATTACCAGAAGAATGGTGATGGAAACTGGTCTGTCTTTATGCCATGGCTCAATACTCTGGGTGATGGAGATAAAACCGTAGCTGCCAATGAAGCCTTGAAGAAGAAAGCGGAGAGGCAGGCCAAGATGGAGCAATGGAGCAATTTCCTGATGCATCTTGGCAATTTCATCGGTACTACACAAGGTGCGCCATCGCAGAAGATTGAATCTGCACAAGAGCTTACCGACCGCCAGCGCAAGATCAGGGAGGCTACAGATGCTTTGAGAGCTAAGGGCTATGACCAGATGCTGCTGAATATCTACAAGGACCGGAAAGACAGGCAGGCTCAGTTGCAGGCGGAGGCTGCTGCCAAGGCTAATGAGGCACTGGCTGCTTATCGAGGGGCACAGAAGATTCAGGAGGAGGCTCTTACTCCTGTTAAGGTTCAGACAGAGCAGGCTAGGGGAAATGCCGCTACAGCACAGGCTGCACTCAGTACAGCCAGAAAGGAAACTGAGGATGCTTTGAGAGGCAAGAAGGCAGATTTGCTGACAGCTCAAAAGAACAATGCCAATGCCGGAGCTGCTGATCATAATGCTAGCGTAGTGGTGAAGGGAGCGCAAGTTAGGCATATCAATTCGCAGACAGAGGGACAGAGGCAGAAGAATGCCAACCAGAAGGAAGCGGATGATTTCAACACCAGGTATGTGAACGACCCTAAGTTTAGGAAACTTGTAAATAGGTGGGCTGAGAACAATGGTATGGCTATCGGTGGCAATGATGGCCGCGGTGGCACTTGGGCTAATGAAAAGAATCGCCAGCAGGCTTCCAGATGGGCTAAGGCTCAGATGAAGTTTGACCGGACTCCTCCTTCCCGAAGAGGAGGTGGTGGCAGTAAGATTCCTCCTTCACGTAGGGGCGGTGGCAGCAAGGTTCCACCATCGAGAAGAAAATAACGGAATATTAATTATAAATCACATAAAGTATGTTTGACGAGCAAGACAGACAATATTTTTATAATGAGTTCAAGGAAAATGGCTATGAGGTAGGTAGCTATGATGACTTCAAAAAGGACTTGAACAACAAGGAAGATCGTGACTGGTACTACAATGAGGCCAAGAACATGGGCTATGATGTGGGAACACTGGAAGACTTTGACAAGATGGTGCTGGAGCCAGCTCCATCTACTTCTGGTGGTGCTCAGCAGGTAGCTGCTTCTACTCAGAGTGTAGGGCAGAATGCTTCTACAGAGACTAAGCCGCAGGTGGCTCAACCAGCAGCGAAACCAGCTGCAGAAAAGCCGAAGGAAGATAACAGATCATGGTTTACTAAATGGATGACTGGTTCTTTGCCTGAGGAAGAGAAGCCGGAAACTGCAGACAAGGAGCCTGGGCTTATTGCAAAAGCCTTGGGTATGATTCCTACTGGTGTTCAGACGAGCAACGGAACATATCAGCCATCGCCAGCGATTTCTCAGCCGGTTGTAAAAGGTGAGGAAAAGCCAGTGAAGGAAGAAACTTCTCCTTCATCATCAGCTAATGCGGCTTCTCCTGAATCTAAAGAGGAGGTTCCTGTAACAACTCCAACCAGTGTGGTGAATAATGAGGGGTTGATGGATGCCAAACTTGCCAACTATCTGGAGAACTGGAAGCAGAGACCGGATAAGCAGGGTACTTACTTTGAGAATATGGTTGCCGACTTGTTGGCTGATGGTACTGCCAATAGCAATGAGGAGGCAGTGAAGATGGTGCAGTCTGCTCTGGGCAGATATGCCAACCGTTCGGCTATGGACGTTACCAACCAGGTAGTATCTTCTTTGCCTGATGATACGGTGCAGGATGCAGAGAAGAGTATCGAAACACAATGGTATAGCCATAGCGTGCAGGATAAGTTGAAGCAGGAGGCGGATAACATGGGTATCAGCTATGATGACTATGTGGGACAGTTTTTGAAGCCTGCTATGGTGCAGAGTCTGGTGAACAAATATGGTCCGAACTATCGCAACATAGCTGAGGGCATCGCTACTCGTCTCTATGCTCACGATGAGCATGTGCAGGACAGACTGATGAACCAGGACATCAATGATGCTCTTTCTAGCGTTATTACTAAATATGTGAGTCCATCTGTAGTGGATGAGTACAACAAGGCTCAGGAGGCAGGCAGTAAGGCATTTACGGAGGGAATGGAAGGAAGCCAGTTTATTCCGGCTAATCTTCGTCTGGGTACAGCACTTGGTGCTCAGTATGAGGCAAACGAGGCCAAGGATCCTGCAAAGGTGCTTTCTAGTTTGCGCAATAAGTTTGGTAAGCTCTATAGGAATCCGGATTTCTTGAATGACATGAGCAATGCGGCATTTAAGGTGATGCAACGGTATGGCTTGAATGGCACTCTGAGTAGTGATCCTAAGCAGTTCAAGCCGATGATCAATTCTGTTCTTAAGAATGAATTGGACCAGTTGGAGATTAAGGGTATGATGCCTAAGGGTAGTGCTGAGTACATCATGAAGACTGGTTTGGGTAACACTATTGTGGGTAAGATTACTCGCAAGGCTGTTCAGACGGACTATCAGAACTGGCTGGAGGATATTGCCAATCAGCAGTATCAGCCGGGCTTCTGGGAGAACGTGGCTAGTGGTGCTCTGACCTTTGCTGGTGATGCCTGGAGTTATTGGTTGCCTGGAGCTGCTGGTGGCAAGTTGACCAAGAGCATGTTGGCTAAGGCTGAGGGCAGACTGGCAGGTGACTTGATGGCTAAGGGTATGGAGAGCAGGATGGCTGCACGTGCCGCAAAACTGCTTATCGGCAAGAGCAAGACCGAGGCTTTGAAGAGTGGAGCCGTGCATGGCGCTGTTACCTTTGGTGGTCAGTCGGCTATCTCGAAGCCTATTGATGAAAAATACCGCACTGGTCAGTTTGATGAGAATGGCAAGATTTACAATCCTTCTGGGTGGAAGATTGCGCTTGATACTTTATTAGAGGGAGGTAAACAGAGTGCCTTAGGTGTTATCATGCAGGGTAATACTATTGCTAATATGATAGGCAAGGGCAGAGGTTTGGCTACCAATATTCTTGCTGATGTTGGTGGAAAGGTTGCTGATTCCGGTATTATGACCGGTCATCAGATGCTGGAGCGCATGGCGCAGGATCCGAACTTCAAGCCTACAGGCAAGGATGCTGCCGAGAGCTTCCTCGAAAGTATGGCGAACCTTACTGCTATCGGTTTACCGGGTATGGTGGGCAAGTATGCCCGATTCAAGGACGCGAGGGAGTTTAACAAGAAATATGACTTCACGGATCAGGATATTGCCGAGTTGAAGCGATTCGGCTATGAGGATCTTCGTGATGCCTTCGAGAAGGTAGGCATCGGGGAGTATGCCGTGGAGGGTGAGAACGCCCAGCGCCTTGATGGACAGCTTACACAGAAATATATGAACCTGATGAACGACAAGAGTGTTCCGGAGGTGTTGAAGGCTAAGATGATGGCAGTTGTAGAAGGCAAGCGCCCTTCTTCTTTCTCGCCTGTAGTAGATTCCGTCATCGTACAGCCTATGGATAATGGCAAGGTTTATCTCGAAACCTTGAATAAGGATGGCGGTATCATTGACAGAAAGGAGTATTCTTCGCTTGATGAGGCTCAGAAGGCTGATAAGAAGCTGGAGTATGAGAAGACTCTTGGTTTGGCTTCTGTGCTGGAAGGTGAGTTCCATAATGAGTTTACCCAGGAGCATCTTGATGGTTTATACAATCAGGCAGCCCAGAAATATAATATGGGTGAGAAATTGACGGATGAGGATAAGGCAGCGGTTTATCTTCATCAGAATGCTGGTGCCATCAAGGACATCATGGATAAGCAGCAGAAGGGCATCATCCTTACTGAGGAGGAGCAGAAGCAGGTTGATACTTATCGCCACTTCTATAATTCTGCCTTGGAGAACAGTTCCGTGATGAGGGAGTTTGTGAATACCTTTGAGGATTCCCATGGTGTGGCACGTGGTACTCTCCGTAAGGCTTTGGAATCGAAAGATAAGAAGTATGCGCCACTGGTGGAGTCTTATCTTAAGGAGCTTTATAACTCTATCGAGCTGAAACGTGAAATGAAGCAGACGGTGGATGACCTCTATAATACTGCCCATGGCAATGAGCAGAAGCGAATTGAGCAGAGTGGTATTGAAGGAGAGAAGCCTGCTGCTCCTGTTGAGGGTGCAGCTTCTGTTGAGGGTACGGCTCCGGTAGAAGGTACTTCTTCTTCTTCTTCTGAGGGTGCTGCTGGTGGTCAGGAGCCTCCTGTTTCAGCAGGACCTGCTCCGTACCAAGACCGTACCAACTCCGTACCAAGTCCTAGTGATGCAAACTCTGCTGCAAACGTTGCAAACTCTGCTGTTGAGGTTGCAAGTTCAGCGCCTAATGTTGCTGCCTCTGATGCTTTTGTTATGGGTCAGGAGGCTTATAAGAATGGGGATTCCGGGACTTTGAAGGCTATTGACTATAATAGCGATTTGGCTACCGGACGCTTGAAGCGAGCGTTTGCTGATAGCGATACTATGTTTGATTTGGTGACCAAGGCGTATAATGAAGGCAGAGACATGGAGCAGTTTGTGGCTCAGCGTGCCGGTAATCTTACTCCTGCCCAGAAAGAGGCTATCAGCAAGTATGTGGAGGCAATGGATGCCAAGAATGGTGCTATTGATGCTCTGCAGCATGCTGATGATGGCTATGGAGAAGCTTTGAAGGAACAGCTTTGGCCTTATCAGACGGAAGACGGAAACATCGTGCCAGCTACTCTTACAAGCGGTAAGCAGGTATTCTTGAAGAAGGCTAACGAATATGGTGGAGGCTTTGTTGTTGTGCCTGATGAGCAGGGACAGCCTACGATTAAGCAGGTTTCGAATGCTGAGATTAAAGAGGTGGGCACTCCAGTTTCTCTTGATGAATACATCGAGAGTTCTTTGGCTCAGCAGAAGGAAGCAAGAAATAAGCAGTTTATCAGCCAGTTTGATGGCAGCGGTTTGAAACCGAATGACCGGGTGACGGTTGCCATGGAGGAAGGTGATGCTAATATTGACATGACCTTTGCCGGATTTAGCGAGGATGGAAAGATAGTGCTTACTGATGGTAAGGATAATATTGCCCTTACTAAAGAGGAGTTTGACACCTGGCGAAAGAATGCGCTTGATAACACCATTAATGAGCGTTTGGATCGAGAGGATGGTGAGCGTGAAATGGCTGAGATGAAGCAGGCTGAGGCTGATAAGCAGGAACGGTATAAGAAGGGTATCTTCGGGTATGCAGCTGGTCAGCCAGACTATTCTGACACTCAGACTGACCCTAAGGTGGCTGCAGAATATCTGCAAGAAACAGCCGGGGAAGACCGCAAGGCGCTTTTCGCTAATATTGTTGCCGAGAAACAAGCCCTGCAGAAGCGTATCAACCAGCTAAGAGAGCATATTGCAAGTAATGAGGAATGGTTGTCCATCAATGCTGATCTGGACCCGAAGAATGCCGAGACAAGGACTTTGGCTAATAAGCAGATGGAGGGACAGATTGCAGATCTGCAGGCTCGTTTCGACAATTGGAATAAGATTCGTTCTGCCGTGATGACTCCTGAGGAGGCTCAGGCTATCAAGGCAGACCGCACCCAGAAGATTGCTGATGCCGGTGTGAATGAAGGTGACGTTGCTCCTATAGAGGGACGCGAGGTTGCCGAGTTTAGTGATGAGGAATTAAAGAAGCAATATCCTACTATGGATGAGGCTAGTGACTTTATTGCCTCAGAGCGCAAGCGTATCTATCGTATTCAGTCGGATGAGGTGCAGCGAGAGATTGATGGTGTTGATGAGGTGCTTGATCGCTATGTGAATGGGGAGATAGACCTGGAGCCAGAGCAGATTAAGGAACTGAACACGACCAAGGCCCAGTTGCAGGCTAGACAGACTAATCTTACAGAATCTGCCAAGGAGTTGAAGGCCCAGGCTGATAAGCTGAAAACACTCTATCGTAAGGAAAATATGGAAGCCAGAGCCAAGGCTGTGGAGGATATGACTCCTGCAGAGCAGCGTGCCATCAAGGTGGAGAATGCCATCAAGAATGGTAATATGAACCAGCTTAATTCCATCTATGAAGAAGTGAGAGGCGCAGCCGACTTCAATGACACTGAGCCAAATACCCTGGAAGAGTATGTGGCTAATAATATCGGCCGTTTCACCTTGAACTATGAGGGCAAGGAGAAGGGTGGTGCCTTCTCTAATGGTATTCAGCAGGAGACTGGTTTGGGACGAAAGGACTTCGAGAAGCTGCAAATTCTTGCCAAGGAAGGCGAGGGTAAGACTGTTCCGGAGTTTGTTCATAGTCTGTATGATGACATGCCTATAAATCTTAAGCAAATGGGATATACGGATCACGACATCAGAAGTGCTTTCCTTGATCTCATTGGCAGTGCTCAAAGCTACTCAGACATTAAGAATTACACCTTGAATAATAAGGTGGCCAGTGTTGAGCAGCAGATGCGAGAGGTTGAACGCCAGGAGGAGGAAATGAAAGAGATCGGTACTCATAGTGAAGCATTTGACAAGATTGTAGAATTGGCAAAAGAGCAGAAGGAGTACTGGGACCTGATGGAGCAGGGAGAAGTTGATCCTGATGATGTGCCGGAAGTTGATGTTGCTTATGACATGGACGAACTTTTGAAGACTCTTTCTGATGAGGAGTTTAAGGAGGTTAGTGATGTTTTGAAAGGTATTGACGAGGAATTTGAGTATTTCACTGCTGATGAGTATGAGCGTAGAGAGGGCGCAAATGAGCGTAAGAAGAAGGTTGAAAATGCCAATACTTATGATGAGTCTATTAAGGAAGCATTGAAGCCTGTTACTCCTTTTGCTTATGCCTTGAAGAGTGCTGTTGAGAGCGGTGACAAGAAAGCTGTCAAGAAAGCTCAGAAGGAATTGACAGATGCCCTGATAGCAAGTGATTTGGGGCATGATTATCTTTCTGGGCAGTTGGCGCAGGCTAAGTTGGCTAAGAAGAAGGATGAATTATATAAGGTGAAACGTGCGACCATAAAGCCGCTTACTGATGCCATTCGTGCTATTGAGAGTGATGAGAATATTGAGAATGCCCCTTTTGCGGACAGACTGAAAAATGCTATCGCTGAAACGGAGACTGAGCCTACAGAGGCGCAGAAGAAGGCTGGCAATTATAAGAAAGGGCATTTGACTTTTGGGGGATATGACTTTACTGTTGAGACTCCAAAGGGTGTGACTCGCAGCGGTAAGGACGAGCAGGGCAAGCCTTGGAGCGTGACCATGCACGATACTTACGGCTATATTTTGGGCAAGATAGGTGTGGATGGTGATCATATTGATATGTTCATCAATGATGCCGCTGACCTTGATACTTTTGATGGTAACGTTTATGTGGTAGATCAGGTGACCCCAGAGACTGGAGAGTTTGATGAGCATAAGGTGATGTATGGCTTTCCTTCTGAGGAGGCTGCTACAGAGGCTTATCTTGCCAACTACTCCAAGGGCTGGAAGGGACTTGGTAAGGTTACTTCTGTGCCTAAGGCTACCTTCGATAAATGGTTGCAATCAAGTGACCGAAAAACCAAGCCATTTGCTGACTATGCCATGATTAAGAAGGATTCTGATGCGCTTTCTAGTGGGCAGAAGGAGGAAAATCTGCCTTTTGCCCAGATGAATATGGATGATCTTCCTTTCCACCGCGATGTGAAGGAGGTGAAGCCATCTGATATGACGGAGGCACAGAAGGTGGCTTACGATGCTGTTTCTACTATGCTTAAGAAGGCTGGCATACCGGTGAAGGTGGTTAGCAATGAGGATATGGAGAAGGTGGCTGATGCGCAGGATAATCTGAATCTTGCCATGTTGCTGAATCAGCCTGAAATGAGATTTAAGATTAAGACTCCTGAGGAAAAACAGGCTGCCGATAATGCTTATAACTTTGCCAAGGATTTGCGACCAAACAAATGGGCGCAGTATGCCGTGGTGGATATGAGCAATCCGAATAAGATGCCGGAGTACTACCAGAAGCAGGAACTGGCAAGAAAGGAACGTACCTACCTGAACAGACTGATGTGGGGAAACTACAAGGTTTTCAATCTCGACAAGAGCTTTGAGGACAATGTGGCTGGGCTTACTGGCTCTTTCCCTTCGGAGTTTGACCCATATAAGATAGCTGCTCAGACTAGTAAGAAGGATGAATTGAAGAAGCAGATTAAGGAGACTGAGGAGGCTTATAAATTAACCGGGCAGGAACGTAAGGAGTATCAAAATCAGTTGATGAAGGAGTACATGGATGAGCATGGACTGGCTTCTGAAAACGATATTCCTGATGATGTTTGGAGGGAGTTTGATTATAAGGCTATTGAGAAATATCAAGATAAGCTTGATTCCTTGTTTGCTAAATATAAGGATTTGGATAGACAGTTGAAGGCTGTTGCTGAGCCGGGAGTGAGATTCTTACGCACTTATCATGGTACTGGTGCTAGCTTTTCTGAGTTTGACTTCGACCACATAGGTGAGGGTGAAGGTTCACAAGCATTTGGTTGGGGTGGCTATGTTACATCATCTAAGAAGATTGGAAAGAATTATGCTACTCTGATGGACAATGACCCTTCTAGGGCATATTATCGCATTCAGCATTCCAATGGTACAAGGTTCGCCAAGAAATATCCTACTCTAGAATCATTCCTGCATGGTGATAAGCAAATAGCCATGAATGACAAGTTTACAGAGCAGGAAAAGATTGACTACTACAATGAAATGAAGAAGTTGGCTGAGCCATATCATAATCTCTATGAGGTAGATATACCTGATGATAATGGCAGCAACTATCTGGATTGGGATGCTCCTTTGACAGATAAACAGAAGAATACAATTATTAAAGAATTAAGGCGATTAAAAATAGATTTTGCCGACTTTAAAAAGCGTGGTTTTTCTTTTGATGGTTCATTTGGCGGTAATTCCTATGATTTTCTAATGTATGCTTTAAGAAAAACAAAGAAGTGGAAAGATGTAAATGCTAGTCGTGCAGTTAGTAAGTTTCTGTCTTCTCTTGGCTACACTGGCATCAAGTATAAAGCTGGTCGTAACTTTGGTGGTGCAGAGGAAGGTGATACCAACTATGTTATCTTCAAGCCTAAGGATATGAAAATAGTTGATCATACCAAGTTTGCCCAGAATAAGGGTGTGGTTTATGGCTACACTGATGGCAAGGAGATTGTGCTGAACCAGGAGCATCTGAATCCTAATACTCCTATTCATGAGTATCAGCATCTTTGGCGTACTGCTGCCAAGGAAATGAATCCGGAGCTTATTGCCCATGGCGATGAGTTGATTAAGCAGACACAACTGTTTGCTGATTTGAAGGAGGATCCTAACTATAAGCGTCTGAGCGATGATGAGATTTGCGATGAGGCTTTTGCTCGTCTGACCGGTGAGGACGGTGCCGCCATCTTGGAGCAGATGGCGAAGGATGCCATTAAGGAAAATCCGTTAGACACCGCTAAAGAGCTTACTATCATCAACCGATTAAAGAATTGGTTGAAGAAGTTCTGGTATTGGACTTTTGATACATTTACGAAGTGGAAGCCTGAGGACATTCAGAAAATGACCTTGGAGGATATTCGTAATCTTGTGTTGAGAGACCTGGCGAATGGGGTGGACCCACGCAACGTGAAGTCTCGTATGACTAAGGAAGATGCAGTGTCTTTGCGTAAACAGATGGAAGATAATGCTGAACAAGAGCGAATTTTAGAACATACGGAAGAAAACTGGCTGAAAGAATTTGGCAAGGATAGCCGTGTTACGACTCCTATTGGAAGTATCAAACTTGGTGAAAACCAATATAAGAAGGCAGGAAGAAACGACCGAATCAAAAGATTTGGTCTGTTGAAGCCTACCTTGGAGCGTCCTGACGTTATCTTGGAGAAGTCTGCACCAAAAGAGGATGCGGAACGACAGACTAAATATCTGTTCATCAAATCCTTTAAAAAGGCTGATGGAAACAAGATTCTGAACTATGAATCCATAACAGTAAAGCAGGGTGAAGAGGAAGTGGCGATTAGCGCACATCAAATAGAGCCTTCGAAAGTTGTGAAAGAATTAACGGAATCAAAATTGCTATGGAATCGTTTCAGAGGCGATTCTAATTCCTTGGGCAAGAATCAAGGTTCGGCATTAACTCCATCCGCAAATAACCCAAGCGGAAAGGATAGCGTCCTGAATCCTCATAGCGATGCAAAGATAAGAAATAATATCGAAACCGCCAAGGGAAATGCTGGAAATTTATCTGTGGAGGATAAAATAAAGGCTGTTTCTCTGCAATTTGGTGTAGATGAGGCAGATGTGGCGATGTACGCCAATGCTGTTAAGAAGGGTTCTACTGCTGAGGCTGCACGTGCCAGAGCCAATATCAAACGCCATTTGTTGCAGGCAAATGAAGATAAGATTTCCTCTTTCAAGGAACTTCTTAAGTACACCGTGCCTGTAAATAATGCCTTGAAGGAGAACTTTGGCGACCTTGATGCTATGATCGAGGAGCGCAAGAAGCAGGTAGAGGCTGAGCGTAACGCTATGGAAGCCGCTAGAAAGAGAGCTGAGGAAGAGGAAGCCAAGCGCCAAAAGCACTTGGAGGAACTTTCTTTGATTCCTGATGATAAACTTGACAAGCAGTATATGGATGCTCTTGCCAAAGGTGATGATGCTACTGCCAGGGAAATGCTTGATGAGTCTGCCAGACGCAAGGGCTATGATGATACCGAAAGCGCATACCAAGGTGTAGGTGCATGGGCTGCACCGGGAAATCCTGGATATGAAAGCGACAAGGCGAGACGTGATGATTGGGAATCCAGTGGCTCGGATGTGAACCTGGAGGATATTGCCTTGGGCTATGCTCCTCAGCCGGATGATTACTTCTCTCACCCTGAGCGTTATTCGCAGAACACTCCTCATGGATTGGAATCTGTGAAAGCCATCAATACGGCTATTGATGCCATTAAGAATGGCGAGAAGGATGTTAAGGTAAAGGTTTATCGTGCTGTTCCAACTTCTGTGAAAGAAGGAAAGTTGCGTAATGGTGACTGGGTTACTCCTTCTAAGAAATATGCCGAAATGCACGGAACGAACCGACTGGATGGCAAATATCGTATCATTGAAGACGAAGTTCCGGCTACTCAACTGTGGTGGGATGGTAATGACGCAAACGAGTTTGGCTTTGATGATGGCAAGGAGTATAAATACAAGAATGCCAAGAATAATAGAAAGTTGAACGACCTTGTTACCTATGATGATAAGGGTGACGTTATCCCTCCTTCTAAGCGTTTCAATTCTCGCAAGAGCGATATTCGATTTATGTTTGCTGGCGAGAAGGGTGCGGCTGAGGCTGACAAGGCTGAGGAAAAGACCTATCGCATGGATAACTTGAAGGTGGCGAAAGTCATGGAAGAACATGCGTTAAAACCTATAGCTATAAAATATGCTACTGGTTGGGAACGTGGTGCTGATGGCAAGTGGAGATATGAAATGCCGGATTTCAAGGCTGACAAGCCGATTACCGTAGATGTTGATATAGATATATCGCATGTAGGGCCTTATTCTCCTTATAAGGAGCCTTTATGCAAATTGTCTAATCTGATTGATGACAAGAACTTGTTTGCTGCTTATCCTAGTTTGAAGAATATTGATATTCTGTTAGTTGGAAATACTGCTTTCGAAGGTATGTATGACAAACTTCATAATAATATTGCATTAAGAACGAATGCAGTATCTATTGATAGTAAGTATTCTCAGCCTTCCAATGCTAAGGAAATAAAGGCAGCTCTTGAAAAGTTTCATAATTTTTGGGACTCTCTTACGGGAGAAGACAAAGAACTTGCGGATGATGCGATAGATGCTTATGGTGGCTATACAGAGGAAGAACTAAAAGAGGATAGCTATTTTAGAGAACTGGAGAAAGGAAATCCAAAGGTAGCAGAGTTGGTACGCTTGGGAAACTCAATTCCATCTAAAAAAGATGTTCGATTTGAAGGTACACAAGTAGCTTTGAATCATGAAGGCAAATTGACTCTTGCTCATGAGATTCAGCATGCTATCCAGGATATAGAGGGTTTTGCTGAGGGTGGAAATCCTGAGCAGGTGGAGAGAGATTTCAATGCTGCTAAGGCTGAATGGAAGGCACGTTCCTATGCCTTTGAATTGGAAGAGAAAGCCAAGGAAATGGGTGGTGAGTACAACCAATCTGAGGTAGAGAAAGCTCTTATCCAAGAATATAAGGACATGGATATGCCTGAGTTCATTCCTGACAAGGAAACCCGAATTAAGGGATTCAACTACTTCGCGCGTGGCTATGCAGACAGAAGTATGGATGATGCCATTAAGCGTTTCCGTTTGGATAGGTTCCAACGTACAGACTTTGATTCTTACCAAGAATATAGAAAGTTGGCTGGTGAAGTTGAATCTCGAAATGTGGAGAAGCGTTTGGGTATGACGGACGAGGAGCGCAGAAACTCCTTGGCATCTGAAACTGAGGACGTGAACCGTGACGAGCAGATTGTGATGAATGGGAATGATGCTAACTATAGCATCGTGAAAGACCCTGAGACCATCAAGAAGCTGGATAAGGAAGACACGGTGAAGGTTTATCGTGCCATGCAGGTAGGCGAGGATGGAAAACTCTATCCACCGATGGCTGCAAAGGTGAAGGGCAAGTTTGTAGAACCTATCGAACTCGGTAAGTGGGAACAGGCAGACGAGCGACCAGAGCTTGCTGATGATAAGGGTATGTTTACCCTAAACAAAGGTAATGGTAAGTCGCTTAAGGCTGCTTACAATCCTTATCTTCATACTTCTCGCACTCCACTGAACGACCAGTTTAGCGAGGCTCAGAATCGCCCTAATATAGTGACCGTAGAGGTTGAGGTGCCAAAGAGCGAGCTGACCAGTGGCTACAAGGCTGATAAAGCCAAGGATGCCGTGGGCGAAGTTGAGTGGAAGGCAGGTATCATCCAAGGACAGTTGACAGGCAAGCGCAAGGTGGTGCTTTCTCGTTGGGATAAGCCTGTGCGTATTGTGCCTGACAGCGAGGTGGCTGATGTTATCGTCAATAATATGTTCAAGGGCAAGAATATCACCATGCCTTCGAATGTGGTTACTCCAAGTCTGAGAAAAGAGTTAGAGAAGCGAGGTGTTCCGTTTGTTGAGACCGATAACAGAGGCAGAATCGTAGGTGGTGAGAATGATGGTGTGCATTATTCCAAGGTGTATGGTAAGAAGGCTAATGTGAAACCTCGTCTCGGATCTGCCATAATTGGCTTGAATGCAGAAAATGAGCGAAAAATCGCTGATTCGGTGGTGAATACAGCCAATAAGCTGGGTGGTGCTGAGGCTACAGTTTATTCTTCTTTGGATGATGTGCCTGAGGAATATCGCTCAGAGGTGGAGCAGGGAGCCAAGGGATGGTACGACCCGGAGACTCATAGCGTGCATGTGTATCTGCCGAACTGTGAGGATGGCAATGATGCGCAGAGAACCGTCTTCCATGAGAAGATAGGGCATGAGGGTATGGAAGTGCTTCTGGGTGGCGAAGATGAGGTGAGAAAATTCGCTAATTTCGTTTATAATTCTGTCGCAGCAAGCACTCGCGGCAAGATTCTGGAGATTGCCAATGAGTATGATCCGGACTGGAAGAAGCACGACCGCATGAATGTAGGAACGCAGGAGTATATCGCCCGACTGGCTGAGGAGGGTCCTAAAACTGCTGAGGATTTTTCTCTTTGGACCAAGATCAAGCATTATCTCATCAAGGTGCTTAAAAAACTGGGTATTCGTGTGCCGGGACTTCTGAATGACAAGGATTTGAGATACTACCTGATGAAGGCTGGCAAGGCTCTGCACGTTTGGGACGAAATGCCTCAGGAGAAGCAGGAGGCCATGATGAAGCAGGCTAGCAATGCTGAAATCAAGGATTCGCTGGGTGAGGGAGCCGGAAAGGGTAAGCCTCGCCAGAAGAATGGTGAAAGCATGATTCAGTATATGAAGCGTGTGCAGGAATGGCGCAAGTGGAAGAATGCACGTGAGGATGAGAATGACCCTGAGCCTCCTATGTTCTATGATATAGACAAGGATGAGGCAGGCAAGAAGGAATGGGCACAGCTCAATAAGGACTGGCGTGAGCGACACCATCTTGCAGGGGAGGAGCCTACTGGTTTGCCTATCCGTATGGAAGGTGAAGAGGATGGCGCCTACATGACTCGTATTCACGAATATGAGAAATGGAAGGATGCCATGAAGGACCAGGAAGACCCTATGCCTGATATGTTTGCCTTCGAAAAGAAGAAGCAGGAGGAGGTGAAACGCAAGTATGAGGACTGGTTGGCCAGACATGAGCTTCTGGAGCAGCAGCAAGCCGATCTGGACTTGTATGAGGGTAAGATTTATCCGGCAGAGACCAATCCGAAGGCTGATGACCTGGAACAGCAGGTGATGCAGGACTTGGCTGAGGTGACCAGTACGGACGTGAGCAAGGAGGGTGCTGCCAAGACCGTGAAGCATGCCGTTATCCATCGTAGAAAGAATATGGAGGAGGCTAGTGCGGATGATGCCATCTACATCAATGATGTGAAGAACAGAATAGAGAAGATGGCTGACAGCGGTGCTTTTGATAAGTTGCTTTCTGACTACCAAGGCAAGCCTAACCGGGCTGAGAAGCTGGCTGAGGCTATACCTTATATAATAGAGGCTCCTAGACGTTTGCGTGACCTGGCGCACGATCTGAATGCCACTGGTGCTTTTGACAAGGGACATATCCATATCCAGCCGGCAGATGTTGAGACTATCCAGCCATACGTGGCAGACCTGATTGCTGAGACTGGCAAGAAGCATACCGAGCTGAGAGACGGCAAGGAGGTGGAAGTGTATGATGATCCGCAGGCTGTGAGCGAGGTGGCCAGCAAGATGGCGCAGGTTATCAACGACAATCACCAGGGCGAGGAAGGTTTTGTGCCTATTGACGGTACGGACATTCTGAGCGAGCATGTTTTGCCACTGGTGAAGCAGCAGATTGTGCCTGAGGGTATCGATTACAAAAATCTCTCGCCTGAAATGCAGGCTGCCCTTGATTCCATCCGTGACTGGTATAACTATACCTATGACTGGCTCAAGGATAACCGCACCTTGAAGGAGGACACCGGTTATAATGTGGACTATGTAAACCATATCTGGGATAAGGAGAAGAGTGACAAGCAGGCTTATGCGATGTATGTAGAGAACAGACAGCGCACCAAGAGCCCGAACGAGAAGAAGCGAACCATCAGTACCCTGATGGAGGGTATCAGCGTAGGACTTGTGCCAAAGACTACCGACATCACGAAGATGATGGCTTACTACAGCCGAAGCAATATCGAGGCTTGGGTAAACAAGACGATGCTGCAGGAGTTGAGCGGACTGAACGTGATAGAGCGGAATGAGGACGGAGAGGTGGTTTCTACTGATCCGCTGCTTTCTTCTTCGGCTCCTTTTAACCTGGAGCAGTATAAGTACTTTGAGATTCCGGGCGTGGGACCAGTTTGGGTATATAATGTATCGCCTAAGCAGGTGAAGGTGAAGAATCCTATCACCGGTAAGGAGAAGGTGCTTTATAGCGAGGCTAGTGCCGGAGACAGATTCGGGGTAGTATTCGAGACCTATCAGTCTTCTCCTTTCTGGAAGGCGTTTGATACGCTTGCATCTAGTGCGAAGAAGCTGGAGCTGGGCTTTAGCGGTTTCCATGCCGGAGCCTTGACGGAGGTTTATATGGTGCAGAACATGGTGGAGTTTGGTCCGAAGAAGGCTATGGCCAACTTTATGAAGTATATCTTTGTAGATACGATGAAGAATCATGAGCTGCCTTGTTTTGCCAATCCGCAGGATTTTCAGGAGGCAGCTTCGCATCTTGTGAAGTTTGGAGCGACCAACGACTATGCAGCTGCAGATGTGCAGAACATGTTCGATAATATGCGCGATGCGATGATGAAGGTGCAGGAGAAGTTGAAGGACGGAAATGGAATTTCCGGAACGGTGGCCGTGGCTACTATGCCTTTGAAGGTGGTGACTCAGTTGCTTTCGCTTGTTAATAAGGGTATGGACAGAGCCTTGTGGGATTTCCTGCATGACGGACTGAAACTTGCGACCTACCGGATGAGGGCTGACAAGACCAAGGAACGTGCCAAGAAGAAGGGATGGAGTGCTGAGGAACTGAGCCGGGCTTTGGATGAGGACGGCCAGTTTGTAAACGACATGTTTGGTGGTCAGCACTGGGATGTGTTGGGAGCCAGCCATCGAACCTTGCGCTATGCCGGACGAGTTCTTCTTTCACCAGACTGGAATGCTTCTACTACCCGCCACTTCCTGGCATTAACCGGATTTGGTTCTATCTGGAATGAGGCTACCTTTGAGAACTTCAAGCAGTACTACCAAAGACTGTGGCATAAGGAGCTTATGCCGGAGGATGAGGGCAGAAGGAGCAGACAGATTTCGGCTCTGCTCTGTTATGGCATCGGATTCATGGTGTTCTATGAGGGTATTGCCAATGGTATCAATGCTGCCTTCCGTGCCCTGGATGAGGAGAAGGAAAGAAAGAAGGCAGAGGAGATCCGGAAGACCAACCCAAGCTATAAGAGTATGTATGAACTGGCTTATGGTGACGAGGGTATGAAATGGTATGACTATCTGATGAGAGGCAATAGCCTCGGGCAGCAGAGCAAGATCTTCATGGGCAGATATGAGGATGGAACGGAAATGTATATCCGACATGGCAAGCAGTTCCGAGAGGTTCCGGAATATCTCTTCAACCATAAGGGTGAACTGGAGTTCCCTGGCCCAATGGTTCAGAGAATGATAGGTAAGGCTAACCCTATGGTGAGAATGACCTTGGACGATATAAACTATCTGAGCGATTTCCAAGCCAGCCATGCGGATCAGGAGATTCAGCGCAAGTATGGCAAGACCATCGGACTGCTTTACAAGGATGCTTTGTACTGGGCGCCTTTCCTGATTCCTAGTCAGGAGAATAAGGAGTTCAAGGCTGTGGATTTCTTCTTCCCTTCTAGTAAGGGCTTTTCGCCATGGAAGGCTCAGAGCTACTTCAAGGACTTTATCCTTAGTGGTGATATGGAAGGCGTGGTGATGACCTATCAGAGCTGCCAGCGCAATGGTATTGATCCTGAGGCTCAGATTAAGGCTGCCATCGGAAGCGTGAAGGCACTGGAGAGTGCAGAAATGAGCGATGGCGTGACTTCGCTGCAGGTGGCTTGCCAGCGCTTTGATGCTGCCAAGAGTATCACGGAGAAAAAGAAGATGCGCCAGAAGATGAAGAAATTCCTCTCGCAGAGTGACTACAAGGCTTTCACCCAGAAGGAGGCGCTGGATATGGTGCAGGGCTATCTGAATGGTGATGAGGACTTGAAGGAAATGGAGAAGGCTGAAAGCAAGTATCTGATGGCGGCCAAGGCTGAGGACGTGACGGAGGACTGGAGAATACAGAATGCCTGGAACGGAACCGTGGAGGCTTATCAGGAGTATCAGCGTTTGAAGGATATTGATAAGGCGAAGGCGAATGCCTTTAAGAACAGCAAGACCAACAAGCGACTGTTTGGTGCTAGAAAGGCTATCTCTGCTGCCAAGAGGAAGATGAATAAGGCTAAGAAGCAAATGGATGGTTCGAATAGTGCTGCCAAAATGGTGGAGATCCGCAAGACCAGAAAGGAGCTGCTTAAAACGTTGAACGGAATGGAGTAGCCCGGCATGATAAAAGCATCGAGGGATTACTCGATACTCGGAAAAGAAAAAGGGACTTGCTTCACAGCGAGTCCCTTTGATAGTTTTTGTAAAGTCTATATTCCAAATAAAATAATTTCTTGAATTTTGAAGATGTTGGAGCGGAATTAGATGCCTGCAACAGGGCTATTGCCCTGGCTTTTCCTCTCTGGCTTAGCCCAGCTGATGTAGCGTTTCATGGCTTCGTCCATGCTAGCCTGTTCGCTTTTTGGAGCTTCCTTTTCTTTTTTGCCCCAGAGACGCTGTACGATGCGGTCGAGACACCACTGCCAATCGCCATCGAGCGTTACGAACTTGGAGCTAGGAACCACCGTGGCATCCGGCTCGGTCTTCTTATCCTCTTTATCCTCTTTGGCTTCCTCCTTCGTGATGATGGAGGCAAAAGGAACATTATTGTCGGTGAGGAACTTTTCAACGTCATCCTTCTTGCTATTGCAGAGGAGGACGTGAACAGATACCTTATTCTTCTGTAGGGAGGTGAGGGCTTCCTTCGCCTTCCCGACAAGAGAGAGATTGCCTTTATCATCCTTCGTGATGATGCAGGCTTCGTGAACATTGATTGATTTACCCATGATAAAAACGTTTTTAAATGAATCGTGCGACAAAATTATAAGAAAAAAGCGAGAAAAGTTTGATAAGTTGCGCAACTTATCAAAAAGAATAGGCGAAAAAGGCTTAATTTTGGCGAAAAATTAAAGAATATGGCAAATCATACGGTTATAAATGACATAACGAACTATGCTGAGGCTGGTCCGAACTCGCTGGAAGGTGTGAGTACCCAGAAATTCAGGGTGAGCGAATCCACTCTTAAGCTTCTGCAATGGCTATGCTATTACTTCGACAACATGGCTGAGCTGAGAAAGTCCTGGAAGCGTGCCCAGGACTTCGTGATGGGCAGACAGCTGGAGGAGAAGATAGAGTGGAACGGACGGAAGATTACTATCCGCCAGTATATGGAAATGCAGGGTATGCCGATACTGGAATATGATGTGATTTCCGATAAGCTTATCTCTCTTGTGGGCTTGGTTCGTCAGCAGAGGGCAACCGCCAGCTGTTCTGCCGTGGACCCGAACGAGGAGGACTATATCAGCTTCTTTAACGAGTATCTGAGGCAGAATGACAATCTTAATAACCGTCAGGAAATGGATGCGCGACTCTTCTATGAGTTCTGTGTGTATGGCTTGATAGGTATGAGGACTATCTGGGAAAGAAGGGATGGAAGAGAAGGTATCTTCAATGACAAGGTGGATATTTTCAAGCTTGCCATACCTCCTTTCTTCAAGCCGGATCTGAGTGATATTGAGATTTTCGGTATTGCACATGATTTGACCTGGAGAGCCATCTTAGAGCAGTTTACCGATGGAAGCAAGGCGCAGGCTGATCAGCTGAGCGAGATCTATCTGCAGACCCAATCGCACTATTCTCCGGAACAGGGTTATCAGCCTACCGGTTCGGCTCAGTTGACCGGACTGGAAGACTTCCTGCATTCTTCCATTCAGGGCAAGTACAGGGTGATAGAGGTTTGGACCAAGGAATCAAGGCAATCGCTATGGGTACATGACCGGGCAAAGGGTGATGCAGGATTTATGCCGATGAACGTGAAGGCTGAGCTGGATGCCGAGAATGAGAGCCGGAAGCGTGCAAACGTGATGATGGATGAAAACGGTGTGCCGGTGCTGGATGAGAACGGAGAACCGATGTACTATGTGGATCCTGAGAAACTGGATCTGATAGAATATGAGCCGCAGGTGGAAACCTTCTGGTACCGCAGATACCTGACTCCTAACGGCTATCTTCTCGATGCAAGGGAATCTCCATACTTTGTGCTGAGAGATGGCTACAGATGCAGTATTCAGCCCTATTCGTTTTTGGCATATCCTTGCCTACAGGGTGAGGTGAAGAGCTTCATCATGCGCATTGAGAATAACCAGCGCACGCTGAATCATTATATGATGATGATTAACTTCGTGGTGGCTAATGGTGCGAAGGGTACGCTGCTTATTGATGATGCCTCTGTGAGTGACAAGGTTTCTCCTGAAGAGAACAGAGCCAACTATAACAAGACCAATGGTGAATATCACTGGGATAGTAGTAAGGGCGGAGAGAAACCAGAGGTGCTTATGAATAAAGGCATTCCGGCAGGTGTGGAATTTATGATCAGTTTTGCCAAAACGATGGCTGGCGAGGGTAGTGGTGTGCAGGGAGCGCTGCAAGGTGTACACCGGAATACCAGCGGTAAGCAGTATCAGCTGGAGAGGGAATCGGCTTCTACCTCGGTGACTGACTTCGTGGAGAGCTTTAACTGCTTCAAGCTGAGGGAGGCAAAGGTGAAGATCTATCTGATTCAGGAGTTCTGTACAGAGCATGACAGCGTGAAACTGGTGGGTGATGACTACAGAACCTACTTCAATCCGGAAACCATGCGCGATATGGACCTGGATGTTGCCATGGACTTGGATAGCTACTCTGCTACCATCAGAGACCAGATTGCTGATCTGCTCTGGCAGTTGAAGAAGGATGGTGATATTGATGCCTACACCATGCTTACGAACGGCAAGTTCCCTGGAACCTACAGAATACGCAAGTATTTGAAGGAGAAAATGGAACAGAAGGAGGCTATGGAGGCGCAGATGATGGCTAACGGTCAGATGCCGGCAGGGAATGGACAGCAGGCGAGTGGAGCTAGTGCTGCACACTTGAAGGATTCGGGTAGCGGACTGGATAATCTGTCTGATTTGCCTTCTGCTTCTTAGATATTTATGGGAAATCGTTCTTAGTTGATAAATAAAATACTTAAAATGTTTTATTAGTTAATTGTTAGTTTATAGGTTTATAGTTAGTTGTTTATGTAATTATGGTTATTTTTTTAGTTAAAGGTTAAAAGATTGTTTATAGGGAAGAGGAAGCTGTGAAGTTTCCTCTTCTTTTTGTTTTGTGCTCTTGCTTTTCTCTGTGTTTATTCCACTAAAAATGATTTAGTGGAGGCCGTACTTCTTTTTGTAGGAGCGAAGTTTCTGCATCGGGATGGAAACTCGCCACATGTAGTATTCCTGCCAATGGCGAAGCTTCTGCTCTCGCACCTTGTTGTCGGCATCGCAGCCGATAGCGCCCCACTTGGATGGGGTGTAGTAGTAGGACTCCTTCTTGATGTCTTCTACATTGTGGAAATAACGTGTGGCCTTCCACTTGCCTAGCTGGACGAGGCGACGGTAGGAAAGGAGCTGCTTGCGGTTGGGGTCGTAGGTCATGATGGCCCAATCCTTGTGGGACTGGTCGTAGAGCATGTAGAAACGTGGGGCACCTCCTTCCTGGTACTTGGCAAGGGTTGCTTTTACGCCTTTTCGCCACATTCGGGTGGCGGTGAGGAGTTCGATACGAGTGATAAATGGCGTGTAGATGCTTACTAGCAACTGACGCAGATGAGATTGATACGAATTTTTCATTTTTTTCTTCTTTTTTTATTGTTAATACTATATGGGGGCGGCCGATGGAATCGACCGGAACGGGGGCTAGAGGGGGCGAGGGAGCTGCTGGGGGCTGCTATTCGCTGGAAGGGGGCTTGCTAGCTGCCACCTATGCCGGCTAACTCCGGAACTGATGGAGGGCGGTGGCGGAGGCGATCGCGCTCTATCTCGGCCTTGGTGCGGAATGGGAGGATTTCCGGGGCTGGCATATCCTTCTCTACATAGAGGGCTATGGCTCTTGCCATTACTCGGTCATCGTGCTTGCCGGCTATGGCTCCGTAGCAGTCGTTCTGCTGATAGTAGAGGTAGTAGGTACACTCGTCTATGGCGGCTGGTTCTCGCTCCATATAGCCTTGGTCTCGGATGATTCTTGCCATCGTCTTGATTACCGCTACCTTGGTGTTCTTGTTGGTGTTGAATCCCCATTTCAGTTCCTTGGACTTCTTCTTCTGCAACTTGCTGTGGGAGGAGTTGTAGAGGTTCTTATAGAGCGGCAGGAGGATAGGGAAGAACAGCTCAGACTGATTGCCCTCGGTATTGTTCATGCGCGAGTAGGCGGTATTGTTTTCAACGACCAGAAAGGCATCATTGTAGAAATGGGCTATCTGGGCGCAGCGCATCGCCAGCTGGTCGGCATCGCAGTGGCCATGCCATTCGGCTACTACTTCGGGTACGCCTCCGTAGATTTCATCGTAGCGGTCGAGGACTACTATATCTGAGAAGTCGGAGGTTTTATGAGAACCACCAATATCGCAGGCTACTATGTAGCGGTGGGTGACATTCTCGGAGTTGTCGGGACCAGCCCAGACTTTGAGAGGACCACCGGAACGCTCTACAAAGCGGATATTCTCCATGCAGGCAGGATCGGCAGCATCGTAGGAATCGCCTTCTATATCGCCTACCATGATAGGCTCTATGCCCTTGCAATCCTCTTCCATGATGTTGAGCTTGTACGGATCAAAGACTGAGGTGCCGGAGAAGAGGAAGGCTTCTACATCATCGGAAGGGTATTCCTGACGCATGCCATCCAAATCATTATACTTCTTGGACTCGTTGACGTACCAATGAATACCTTCGAGCGTAGCACCTTTGATTTCCCACAACCACCAGTAGTAATTGCCATGATATTGTTCATCTTCCCGATTCTTCCACAACCAGGTGATGAAGTCAATTTTCTCTTGCTCGTTCTTGAAAGGAAGGATATATTTCTCTATATCGAACCATGGTACGAAGTACGGAGTGAAGATAGAGAGACGCTTTCCGTCCTTGTCGAAACTGTTGGCACGAACCCATTCGTCATGGAACTCGTTTTCTCGTCCGTTTGGCGTTGACTCCCTGACGATGAATGTTAATGGCACGGTGACACGGATAGAAGAAACAGCGGCATTGATTACCTTCTGAGGTGTCCACTCTGTGGTGTTAGGGAAGAAGGCTTCCTCTGTGATATGTGCCATAGCAGCATCGGCAGAACGGCAGGACTCTGGGTTTCTGGCGGAACCTGTCTGTATCTTGCAATCGCGTGGTATGAGATACTTGATGTTGTTCTGGGTGCTAGATGTTCTGAGTTTGCGAGGATCATTCTTGAAAGGTTCTCCTATCTCATAGAACAGCCATGTAGGAATGGCATTCATCAATTTCTCGTACATATCGAACACCTGGGTGGCAGATGATGACTGGTGACCAATGATGTTACTATTCCAGTTGGTCATCCAGAATATCTGAATCCATCCCATATAAACATCTGTATCAGTAGATCCACCCCACTGGCGGCATTTGAGGAGTAGGACCAGGATAGAGCCTAGTTCGCCATGAAGGCGCTGCCTCTCAAATTCCTTGGTGAGACCAATCTGCCCATGATTGAGGAGGAACGGTATATCATCGCCACCATCCTTATTCTTGATGCGAGCATAGGCGTAGGCGAAGAAGTAGAAATCGTGCTTGCAGCGGAGACGGATGAGATAGCGGAAGATGGCATCACGTGCCTTCTCCGGATCATAGTCTGCCATGTACTTCTCGATGAAGGCTTGGATGGAACCGCACTTGATGATGGCACAGAACTTCTTTTCCTTCAACATTTCTACCGGGAGCCAGAGCTTCTTTCCTTTGAGGAAATCGGGCATCTGGCACTCGAAGCGAATGCCTGGCGCATTCTCTCCAGTAATGGGACGATAAGTAGCGAAGAGACTTTTCAATCTCCTCGTATCTTCGGCAAGAATCTCTTTGAGATTCTTATCGGAAATCTGCTGCTCAGGTCGTACCTTTAATGAAGATTTTGCTACTGGCATTATTTACTTTGAACTTTGAATATTGAACATTGAACTTTATGATTTGCTCTTCCTGCTGTTACTATGCCTATATATGGAGATTCTTGGCTTGCTGCAGGAAGCTTTCTGCCTTGGCATAGATGAAGCCCAGGAGGAAGAGAATCAGGTGGTATATGCCGGCTATATGGGGAAGGAGGCAGCCGATGCACAGGAGAATGATCATCTGCCAAAACTCCAGGCGCTTGAACCGGTAGAGCCATGGAGACGAGAAACCCATGAAGAACGATATGATGACTGATACGCCCAATACCGGGAGGGACGGATAATAGATGAAGGAAAGGGCTACGGAGCCGAGCCATGATGCCAGGAGGCGATGGAGACGGAACAGGCGGTGTACCATAAGCAGGCACCAGGCATTGATAGCCCAATGCATCAGATTGGCGTGGCCAAACATATAGACGAAGTGGGAATAGAGGGGTGATGTTGGCGAAACTGCCAAGAGAGAATGGAATGGTATGGCGAATACCATCAATATCAGAATGATGAGAGTAATATATAATGTACGCATAGTAGTGAGTATTTTATTTGGTGATGAATGGAGAATTGATTGTCCGGACGTGAGCCGAGATGATTTCCTGTATGTATTTTGCCGTTAGACCAAGGCAGGGCGCAGGAAGCTCCAGCGTGATTTCTACGAGTAGATAGACGCTTTTTTGCCTGCCTTGCGATTGTTCGTGTTCTGAGATCAACAGAAAATCATCGTAGAAGGATTCGAGCAGTGCTTTTTTCTGCTGCTGGTATTTTCCACATTTTGGTATTATCCCCTTTAGCCTCTTGCTTACATATCTATAGGCAGCATCGAAGGAGAGATAATAGCAAGGAGTGGGCATCTGGGAAACATATTCGCATATCTTAGCCGTAGTGGTTGGCCATTCGACCATCCGCTTCGCCTGCTGATAGAGCCGTATGATTTCGCGGTCTCTATCAATCTTGATCTGGGATATAGAATTTACATGTTTCATCGGAAACAAAATTAATATAGCGAGTTGCTGAATTTATCAAAAAGTTATGCGAAATTTTCGTTAATTTAGCACACAAATATTAAAAATGTTTGAATATGGCAGAGAAAAGTACTAATAATCAAGGAGTTAAATCGAAGAGAGAATCTTTTCGAGAGCGGTTGGCGAGTCGTTATCCTGACTTGGATATGAACGATGAAGATGCCGTTTATAACCAATTATCGACCGATTACGACCATTATGACCAGAATAAGCAAAAGATGGATGGTTTCAACCAGATGCTGCAGGAATACCCTCAGGCACCCGGTCTTGTGACCGGAATGCTGACCAAAAAGAACGAGGATGGCAGCGACTTTAGCTTTGTTGGTTATCTGATTGATGCTATGGGTAAGGACTTCGTGGATGCCTGCAATGGTGATGCTGAGGCTCGGAAACGGCTGGAGAAAAGCGAGAAGGACAAACTGGAGGCTGGCAAGAAGCTTGCCGAAGGTAAGGAGGCGCTTGCCAAGGCCATGAAAGAGGAGGATGCGGAGCTGGATGCAGCCTTGAAGGAGGCGAAGATGAAGCCTGAGGCTATCAAGGACCTGATAGAGTGGCTTTACAAGCGCAACGAGGATGGCGAAGATCGTGATGATGATGGTTTCGTCTGGCGAGCTGCCCGGTATGGCTTGAAGAAGGCAGACTTCCTGCGGCTCTTCCAGATCAAGGACTTCGACAAGGCTGTGGCTGATGCTGAGGATAGAGGCTACAAGCGTGGCAAGAATGAGAAGATTGATCAGCAAAAACAGCTGCACGCTGGCAGAGGTGGCAAGAAGGACATCAACATCAATGGTGGTGGTGGTGAGGCTTCGCTTCCTCGCGAGAAGAGCCGGACGGAGCAGGTATATAGCTCGATGGTCGGCATGTAGTGATAGTTAAGAATTTATAGTTAATAATTTAAATGTATAGATTATGAGAAAATTTAAGAAATGGTTTGGTTTTATGATGGCGATTTTCGTCATGATTCTTAGTGGTGGCTCTTATGCTATGGCAGAAACTCCTCCTGCAATTCCTGCAGGTGCAGGTGGCGGTGGTCCTACTGGTCCTACTGATGGTCCGGGTGTGGGCGGTAAAGGTCCTCAGTGGCAGGGCGCTTCTCAGGAGCAGCAGGAGAAAATGGGTAACTTCGACTACTATGTTTCTTATGTGAACCCTACCGTGGTAGAGATGAAGCTGGAGAGTTGCCCGATTGACCAGATTCTGCGTGCATCGAAGAGGATGACACCTGTTGATTCTGTGCGAATAGAGTATTATTCTATCGGTCAGCGCCCAATTTTATCGAAGTTGACGGAGAAGGTGACGAAAACAACAAATGGTAGTACCGTGACCTTGAAGGTGGAGAATCCTGCTGCTTTTGATAATGGCGACTTGATCATGGTGGATGGCATCTATGGCTTTGAGGATGATGGAACCACTCGCAGCAAATTGAAACCTCTGCAGTTCCGTGTGATCAAGGGTGACGATGACAATAATCCTACCTGTTACGCCTTGAATGGTGGTAAGAATGAACAGCGAGGAAACCGTAATATTCCGGAGGATATTCCTGCAGGTACAGTCTTGTTGCGCCTCGGTAGAGCTGCTGGCGAGAAGGAGGTAGAGACTGGTTCTTACTACTCTATGCCAAACAAGAGCTTCCAGTACTGCCAGCGATTCATCATGCAGGTGGAGGAGTCTCTTATTAACCGTATGTCTCAGACCCAGGTGAAATGGGACTTTACGAGACAGGAAAAAATGGCGATAGACGATATGCGCTATGGTCAGGAGCGAAGCGGACTGTTTGGTGTGCGGACAATGACTGATGGCGGTAAGGACGTGGGTCTTACCTATACTATGGGCGGTATCTTCTGGGAGGCAGGTAAGGACCTGCAGATTGGCCACTGGGAGCCTAAGATGACCAAGAACGACAAGGGTGAATTTGTTCCGGTGAAAGTGAAGGTGAAGGTTGCTAATTCTGAAACTGATGGCACTACTGAGGTGGAGAAGCAGGTATATGAGTATGTGATCAGCGAGAAGGAGCTGACGCAGTTTATTGCCGCTATCTTGAAGGGTGCTGGTAATTCGAGCCGCACCAAGCTTCTCTTTGTGGATAACATTATTTATCAGGCATTTGCTAATCTCCGCAGTAATAAGCGCATCATTACTCAGACCGAGAAGGACTACCAGGGATGGAAACTTGATTTCGAGACCTTTGAGAGTATGGGTACCAAGATTCTGATTTATCGCCATGATGCCTTCAACAGTTGGGGTATGGAAGGTAGAGCCTTCTGCCTCGATGCTCGCTATCTGGATAAGTATGTGTTCGGTGTATGGAGCCGCAATGAATTTAATGCCAAGGATCTCCTGATTCGCAATACTCATGGTGTGGTGATGGAGGAGTACAGCTGCTGGGTACTGACATTCCCAGATGCTCACGCACGTGTATCTCGCCCTAAGTTTACCGCAGATGGTGTAACAGACGAGGAGATCCGTGAGGCTGCATAATCGTATTCATCGCTGATAGTTTTCTACTATATAAAATGATGGGATAGTTGAGGCTTCAAAGTTCTCGCTATCCCTGAAAATCCATAAACACTAAAGATATGTATAGATTTGTAGCAAACAGCATGTTCATCTTTGCGGTGGCTCTGCCTAGCGGACTGATCAAGAATGTGGAGTTTGAAGCCTGTGGGGTTGGTGTGTACAGTTACATGACTGACAACAAGCAGGTGGCTGAGGCTATCAGGAAGCATCCGTTGACACAGCAGGGGAGAATCACCGACAAAAGTGAGCCGGAAGAGCCGAAGCAGGAGGCTGGAAAGCCGGTGGATGGTATGGATGCGGTGAAGGACCCAAATGTGCTTCATTTCGACAACATCACGAAGGCCAAGAACTATCTTGCGAAGGAGTTTAAGGTTGACACCAGGGGGCTGAAATCGCCTGCCAGCGTGAAGGCTAAGGCTAAGGAACTGGGTGTTGACATTGATTTTTAACGACATTAAATATTTTGCGATATGGAAGCATTGATGAGTGACCTTGTGAAGGCTATGCGCCTCGCCATTGATGAGGTGAAGCATGATGATCTGAATGACATCTTTGATGATGACTCGGATAATCAGATGATGCAGGCCATTGAGACAGCTGCCCAGCAGATTCTGCTGCAGGCACCGATGGAACTGCTGGAGCCACAGAGGGTGCAGGTTTCGCTGAATGCTCTGGGAGCACAGGACTATGATGCTATCCAGACGCAATATACTGATGGGCATGGCAGCCTGGTGATTCCTGATGACTGGCTGAGGCTTGTGGCGCTTAGGCTGAAAAGCTGGCCTACTACGCTTACTTCGCTGATGGAACCGGACAGCAGGGAGGCGCAGATGCAGGCATGCCGGTGGACGAGGGGAACGCCTCAGAAGCCGAAGGGTATGATTACGGTGAGTCCTACTACTGGTAAGCGTGTGCTGATGTACTGGACTGCCGGGCGATATGAAGCCAACCATGCAGAGGAGACTGGTAAGGTGTATGACCATTCCGTGGAGCTGTTCACTTATATTCCTTTTCAGAAGGTGGAGGATGGTAAGCTGATCCTGCCACTGAGGGAGGAGGGAAAGAAGCTGATAGTATATCGCGCCATCTCCATCTTCCTGGTAAGCAAGAAGGAAGCTGAGTTGGCAGAAAAGTTTAAACAATTATCTGAAATTTGATTAATATGGCTAATGATATAGACAAAACAAGTCCTCACTACAAGGGTGAGTTCGGCAGCATCTATGAGGTGAACCAGAAGTTCCCGAATGGTGGTGTGGCTGGCGACTATGTGGAGATAGATGGCTGGGCGCACTACTGGAATGCTGATCGGGGAACCTGGTGCGTGAATGCACAGAGGGATAGCTACTGGGATGAGCTGATAACAGGCATCATTGATAAGTTTAAACTGTTTAAGGGTGCTACGTATATGGGCGTGGCAGGTCTTGATACTGTGCCAGCTAAGGCTATCGGTGCCAAGATGTATTATTTTGCGACCGTAGCTGGCACGTATAAGAGCTTTGGGGGGCTTGTTGTTCCTCAGGGTATCAATGTGCTTTATTCCGAGAATGGCAGTAGCTGGGTATGCTCTACTTTGCTGGAAGTGGCTCAGGAATTGGGCGTGAGCACAAGGATGGTAGTTAGCCAAAAGGTGGTGAATGATGCCTTGGATCTTAAGGCTAACCAGAGTTCTGTGGACGTTGAGCTTGGCAAGAAGTTCGACAAGGAGAGTGTTGCCCAGGAGTCTGGAGATTCCGAGGAACTTGTTATGTCCCAGAAAGCCGTGAGTGATAAACTCAGCGACTTACAGGTGCCATCCATCAAGGGTGAGTTCTTGATATATCCTAAGTTTGTATTGGAAAGTGACCCTAGGAGAATACAATCACAAGGTGATTCAAACCTTAGTGTATTGTATTTCAAACCGCAGAAGAGAAAATACATTACCAAT